CGCTCTTCCGATCTCAAGCGTGGCACTATTGCTAGAAATAGTGAGACTCGTGTCCCACTATTGCATAATGATACAAATGATAAGAAGTTTGTATTCGCTTATGACCCAGCAAGAAGTCGTGATAATAGTATTATCCTTATTATGGAGTTATATTTAGATAAAAATGGAGAATACAAAGGAAGAATTGTAAACTGCGTTAATCTACTAGATATTTCAAAGAAAAGAAAGACCCCAATGCAGACGCCGGATCAAATTGCATACTTAAAGGAATTAATATTAGATTATAACGGAGACGCGCCGGATTATGAAAATATTGAGGCAATTTTGATAGATGGTGGTTCCGGCGGATCTGGTGTAAATATTGCTGATTATCTTATGGAAGATTGGGTAGACAATAAAGGCAATAAACATAGAGGATTAATAGATAAAGAATATAGTTCAGACTATATTAGTAAATTTCCAAATGCAATTGATAAGATTAAAATACTTCAACCAACCCAGTATAAGTCTATTATTTATGAAGCATTAATTGAAATGATGAACCAAGATTGTATTAGCTTTACAGCGGATTATGATAACAAAGGATATTTAACGTTATTTGAGGTTGATGAAAAGCTATATAATTCTGAAAAGAAAAAGATTACTGCTGAACTAAAAAAGCAGAATATAGATGAAGTTGAGTTCGCGGTCAAGCTAGAAGAAGAAATGAAAAAATCTTCTTGTATGAAAACTAAAGTTGTTAAGCTAGATCCGTACCAAGAAATTGCGTTGAAAAACATAGATGCTCTTAAAGAAGAAATGGTTAACATGGTTCGTAAGAAGAGAGATTCTGGGAAGGACTCATTTGAACTTACGCCAGAAAAAGAAAACAAATTGCATGACGACAGATCGTATTGCGCAGCTTTACTTGGATGGTTTTTATCTGAGAAACGTGCAGAACGTATTCGTCATAAAAAGCGCCCAAGTAGCGCAAATATGTTAGATCAATTCAAAATTAGAGCCCCCCAAAAACCGGGTGGCTTATTTAACTAAGGAAGGCGGTGAAATAATTGCCAACAAAACAAAATGATAATAAAGTTGAGCATGGAACAGTTCATCCTACAAAAGAGATTGCGGATTTCACCGCAAAACAACAGCAGATTGAACAGTTCAAGCAGGCTGCTAAGGCGGCGCTTCAATTGCTAGATCTGCAGAATATTCCAAGCAAAACGTATACGGTGTATTCTAAGGATTCTTTAAGAACTTATCTTAAGAACCCGCTTTCGGACACCAACCAGAAGAACTTAAGGAAGCTGAGTCAGTATTTGTATGTTTTGAGTGCACAATATAGAAGAATTATTTCATATTTTGCAACACATATAGATTTGACTGCTTATAATGTCATTCCTAATATTTCAATGACTGAAGATAATGATGATGAAAAAGTGCTTCAGAATTATGAATCAACATTGAAGTGGATCGAAAAGATGAACCTACAAGGTCAAATTCATGGGATATTAACAACATGTCTTCGTGAAGATTGTTTCTTCGGATATATTTATTATGAGGATGGCGAAGAACAGGATAGAAATTCGTTTATTATTATTCCACTGGATGCAGATTATTGCAAGATTAGCTCAGTGAACTATAATGGAACTCTTAATTGTGCATTTGACTTTTCATTTTTCGACGGCTCTTCAAATAAGGTATATTTGGATTATTGGGACAAGGAATTTACTACGGGCTATAATGCCTATAAAAATGATAGCAAACAGAGATGGGCCGAGCTCGACCCTGAGAGAACCGTTGTGTTTAAAATGGATTATGACCAGCTAGATAGGGTTATTCCTCCATTTGCAAGTTTATTTGAGGATGTTATTGATTTAATTGACCTTCGTGGAATTACTAGTGTAAAAGACCAGCTTTCAATTTATAAGTTGCTAGTCGCAAAGATTGATACGCTTTCAAATACTAGTAGCCCAGATGATTTTGAAGTAAGTCTTGATCTTGCGGTTGATTTTTATAACAAGATTAATCAGATTCTTCCAGAAGAGATCGGACTTGCTCTGTCTCCTATGGAGATTGAGCCGATCACATTTGATAAGGACGCAACCGATGAAACTAATAGTATTTCCAAGGCAAATAAGAACCTTTGGGAGTCTGCTGGCGTCAGCCAGATCATGGACAACTCAAAGCTTACTGGTTCTACTGCTGTAACTGCTGCAATGAGATTTGATGCACTTTTCATTCAAAAGCCGTTACTGTGGCAGATTGAAGCGAGAGTTAATATGTTCTTGGATTATGTGCTGCCTGACAATGGAATGCGCGTAAAATATATGCAAGTTACTCCATATTTAAAGGACGAAGTTATTAAAAATGTTAAAGAGGCTTGCACGTTGGGTCTTCCAATGAAAACGCAGCTTGCGTCTTTAATGGGCATGAGTCCTTTGGATATGAATTCTATGCTATATCTTGAGAATGATATTTTGAAGCTTCAAGACAAGATGATTCCGCTGCAGAGTACTTATACTCAGACTGGTAGCTCTGATACCGGAGGCGCTCCCACTAAGGATCTTGGCGACCTTACCGACGACGGAGAAGCCAGTATTGATAAGAGAGATCAGGCCAATTAAAGGAGGTATGTATCAATGAATAATCAAAAATTTATTGTAACAAAAGACAAGGCGACCGCTGAGTTTTTTATTGCTTCTGGGATTAGGCTTGTGTCTCAAATTGGGGATACTTATACATTTTTGAATCAGCCTCCAAAGCATTTTAGTTTTAGAGAGACGGACAAAGGAAAGTATTGCTTTAGTAATATTTTAAGCATGTAAGCTCCTTCCGAGCTTCACATAGATATTTTAATGAAAGGAGGGAGAATATATGCGTACATTTTATACAGTAGATGACTTGTATAAGTTCTGTAAAGAGAACAATTTTTCTAAGTTTAGTTCTAAAGAACATGGTAATAAGCCACTAGTCTTACAATCTATTGAGTCTTTTGAAGCAGATAATAGCCATGATGGGCTACTTGACGTAAAGCTTAAAGCTTGCCATATTGGGGTTAATAGGAATCAGTCCTCAATTTCTGAAGATACGATGCAAAAACATATGAGCTCGTTTAAGGGACGTCCGATTCTTGGTTCAATCTTTAAGGCAGATACTGGGGAGTATGAATTCCATTCGCATGATATGGAGATTGACGAAGAAGGAAATGTCGAATATATTGAACAGCCGGTTGGTGTTATTAGTCAGGTGAAAGAACCATATCTAGAATATGATAAAGAGAATGATAAGACATATTTGATGGTTGAAGGTCATATCTTCGAAGACTATTCTAAGGCTGCAGAAATTTTGCAAAGGCATAAAACTTGTAAGTGTTCTGTCGAAATTGCAGTTGATGAAATGAGTTGGAATGCTGATGAGAATTATCTCTCTATTGATTCATTTACTTTTCGTGGAGTGACTGTCCTTGGATATGAGCAAGATGGAAAAACTGCTATTGAAGAAGGCATGAAAGGATCAAAGATTACTATTGAAGACTTTAGTGAGAAAAATAGTATGTTTACGCAGGACTATCAAAATAAATTGCTTGATACGTTAGAAAAGCTAAATACTACGCTTTCTGCGTTTCAAAATAAGGACTTTGAACAGAAGGGAGTGAAGGAAGAAATGAACAAGTTAGAAACCCTGATGGAAGAATATAGTGTAACTATGGAAGACATTGATTTCGAGGTTGAAGGTCTAAACGATGACGAACTCACTGCTGCTTTTGAGGAGCATTTTGGCAAAAAGGACTTTGATGACGGTGATGATGCGGGTGATGATGGTAGCGCTGATACTAGTTCTACTGAAACGTCTGAAACTGGTGCAGAAACAGGTACTGATCCAAGTGAGGGCGAAAGCTCCGAAACCACAGACCCAGAGCCACAGGACGATCCAAAAGAGGAAGAAGACCCAGAGCCTGCTACAGACGATGGTGATTCTAAGGGCAAGAAGAAATATTCCATTGATGAAAATGGTGATATGACTCTTACTTGGCAGATTTCTCATGAGGATATTAGAAATAGTCTATATAATCTCATGGCAGCCGAAGGTGAGTATCCATGGATCGTAAATACATACGACAATAGCTTTATTTATCAGAGCTGGGAAGACGGCAGATTCTATAAGCGTGGCTATTCTGTCGATGGTGATAATGTCGCTCTTGGCGATGATATTGTTGAAGTGTTTTGTGAATGGCTAACTCAGGAAGAGAAAGATGCTATTGCTGCACTTAAGGCTGATTACGCAAAGCTTAAGGAATTTAAGGAAAGCGCTGAACTCGCTGAGGTGAATGCCAAGAAGGACGCAATTTTTGAGCGTGAGGAATATTCTGTTCTTGCCGACGATGCAACTTTTGCTGAACTGAAGAAGAATGCAGAAAAGTATTCTATTGAAGAGGTTGAAGAGAAGGCTAAGGTTATCTTTGCTGATTATGTTATGCAGAAGGGCCAATTTGCTCTAGAGCATAAGAACGAAAAGAAACCTACTAAGAAAGTAGGCGTTAATTTCGATAAGCCAGCGAAGAAAAAGGCGTATGGCAATCTATTCAACGACTAATAAGATAAATATTATGTTAAAACAAGACAATCAGGGATGATGTCTTTTTTATTTTAAAAAATTTAACTATGAAAGGATGAAATTAACTATGGCAAATGTTTTTGACAATGTCAAGGGAGTCGCCCACGTCGTTTGTGAGTCAAGCCTCCTAAAGGCCACAGAAGTTGGTCATATTCTAAGCATGCAGTGCCACAAGGATCTAGATAATGGTTCTATCGTTGCAAGAGGTGCTTTTGTTGAGGAGCAGGTCTTTAAGACTGCTGATTATGCTGCTGGCCAGAAGCCATATCTAGTGCTTACGACCCCAATTGGTTATAATTCAGATCGTAAATCCTATCAGGATGAGCAGTATTTTTATAATGCGCAAGGTGAAATTGCACGCTGCTATGAACTGCATGTCGATGATATTTTCACTGTCTCTGCTGATGCTATCACTGCTCTAGCAGCCGCTCCTGTCGTTGGCAATTATGTCAGCGTTGATGGCGGTCTCTATAAGGAAGCTGCGACTGCTGGTCAGACTGGCTTTGTTGCTCAGATCATTGAGAAGGTTAACTACACCAATAGTGTTTCTTACAGACTTCATGTCGTAAGCCTAGGTGTCTAATTGAATATTGAGGAAGGAGGAAAATAATATGTCTAAGTTTATGAATTTTGATACACGTGTTCAGCACGCATTCAATGATGATGTTAATGATTATGTTGCTTTCAATAAGTTAATGCTCGACGCTGCTCGTGGCACTGTTGAGAATTACTCTGCTAAGGAAGCAAATGACAAGATTGTAGAAGTTTTCCGCAATGTGATTGGTTGCGATGAGCATTCCACTAAGGCGGAGATCCGTAGAGGTATTCGTAAGAATCAGGCCGTTCTCTTTGATATCATTGAGGAGACTATTGATGACGCTCTAGTTAGCGGTTGGGAACAGAATCCTTTCTTCAGAGAGTATGTTGATGTTCGTAACCTCGCACTAGGCGATGCGAATGAGTTCTATGTGCCCGACAATAGCGTTCTAAGCGTTATGAAGGTTTCGGGCAACCACCACGACATCGTGCGTCAGAGACTTGGTGCCGGTAAGGTCTTCTCTATTGAGACTAGCTGGTACGCTGTGAAGGTTTACGCAGAATTTGAAAGACTCCTTACTGGCGTTGAAGATTTTGCAACTCTAGTCGGTAAGATTACCGAAGCTTTTGATCGTTATGTCAATCAGGCTCTTTATGAGGCTCTAATTGGCATTGGTAGCACCCTTGGTGCTCAGTGGTACAAGTCTTCTGCTATTAGCGAGGCTACTAAAGAGACTCTACGCACTCTATGCATGGATGTCGGCATGGCATCTGATTCTGAGGTTGTAATTATGGGTACTCGTGCAGCTCTTGCAAGCGTGTTTGCTCTTAATGATGTTACTTGGGCATCTGGAGACATGAAGAATGAGATGTACACAACTGGCAAGTTCGGATTAACAGATATGTTATATTAATATATCCCATAGTTCGCGTATATCGAAAGATGTATGAAAAATAAAAACGCATTGAATTGCTGGAAAATCCTAAAGCTGTATTGACTACAACGTGGACTGTAAAGTTAAGCGTGAATGTTACGAAAGTAGAAAAAATAATACAGATTACATATGGTTAAATCCTAAGTGTAGTTATAATGGACAATCAGCAGCCAAGTTTCAGTGTATATTTTTGTAGATTTCGTCAATTGACAATACAAAATTATAGTATATAATATATGCTGAAAAAGGTTCAACGACCATTCCGTTAGGAAGTAGAACGCAAGCGTTTGGCGTTCGAAGTGGTGCGCATCCGAAAGGATGAAGATATGGTCTGCTCTTTATTGAAAGATAGAGGTTGAATTTTCAACAACACGAGAGTAGCGTCTCGATTATTATTTTTCCAAAACACAATGAACTAAGAGAGATGAAGCAATGACTTATAATGAATTTATACAAGATATATTGAATACACGTGGAAGATTCGCATGTGGGGATGATTATCATGAAAGACATCATATTATTCCGAAATGTATGAATGGCAGCAACAGCAAGGATAATTTAATAGATTTATATGCACGAGAACATTTTATTGTACATAAATTACTTGCCGAAGAAAATCCACAAAATTATCAATTAAAATATGCATATTGGAATATGTGCCAGTGCAGTGGTAGAGATTGCCAAGATAAATACATACCAACTCCAGAAGAATATGAAGAATGTAGAATATTTTGTCATGAGGCAATGAGTGGAGAGAATCATCCAATGTATGGGAAACATCACAACCAAGAAACTCGTAATAAAATGAGTGAATCAAAAAAAGGCATGTACACAGGAGAAAACAATCCGTTTTTCGGAAAAAAACATTCCAAAGAAGATATTGAAAAGATGAAAGGAACTCATTCCGGAAAGAACAATCCTAAAAGCAGACCAGTTTATTGTATAGAACTTGGCGTAGGATTTGATAGTGTTCGTATTGCCGATAAAGAAACTGGAGTTAATTATAGATCAATATTATATTGTTTAGATGGTACACAAAAACACGCTGGTAAGCACCCAATTACCGGCGAATTATTGACATGGGTAGATTGGAAAAATAATATTAATGTTTAACATGTAGGATTGGGAAGGAATCCGTCTTGTGGAGCTAAAGCAGGGCTTCAAGCTAAACGATACCACTCAGTATCTAGTTGCCAATGATGTTCTATTCATCATGCCTGTTGGCATTGATCCTATGCTAAAGCTTGTCTATGAAGGTGATACTCGTATGTATCAGGTTCAGGACGCAGGTACTCATATGGATATGACATATGATTCTGAGGTTCAGACGAAGCTCGGCATTGGTGTTGTTACTAATGCAAAGTTTGGTTACTGGAAGATTGTTAAGTAACAATTAACAATACAAAATTATTTAAGGAATAAAAGGAGAAATTTAAATGGCAAATACAACAAGAACTAAAAAGGCAGAGGCTGAAGCCCCTGCAGAAAATGAAGCAGTGAAAACGGCCCCAAAGAAGGCTCCTCGCAAATTTGCAATGGATGATCCAATCCTCTGCAAGTCTGTTACTTATGGTGAGCTTCTGCTTCCGGGCAAGAAGTCTCAGCTTTTGTATACATGGGCGAATTATGGAGATGCGACTGAGGTTGAATATCAAGACCTTCAGGCGCTAAGATCTACGAGATCTGCATATTTAAATGCCCCATATTTCGTGATTGAAGATGAAGAGCTTCTTGAACAGTGGCCCGAGTTTAAGGCACTATATGATAAGGTAGCGGCGGTTGATGTAGATCATCTATTCAGCCTACCTATTAATCAGTTTAAGAAGAGACTTCGTGAAATCCCAGTTGGATTTAAGGATTCTGTAAAGAATATTGCAAGCGATATGGTTCGCAATGGTTCTTTAGATAGCCTTGCGAAGATTAATGCGCTGGACGAAATTCTTGGGACAGACATTAAGCTGCTTATTCAATAATACATAAGGAGGTTCCAATATGACTTCCTATGATGTGATTTTTAGGCGCTTTCTTAATAGAATCACGGATTATGATCTTCCACTTCTCCCAGAAGAAGATTTGGATGAGATGATGTGTGGTTGGTTAATAAGCGCTATCGCAAATTTTACTAGATGTAAGTCTGACTTGTCTAATAGAGATGACGATGCTCAGACTTTTAATGCTGATTTGACGAACTATGAGATTGAAGTTTTATCATTGTATATGGTTTGTGCATGGCTTGATCAAAGGATTAATAGTGTATTGCTTACAAATCAGTTTATCGGTGGTAAAGAAGAGAAGTTTTTTAGTCAAGCGAATCAGCTAGAAACATTAAAAGCTCTCAGGGACGCTACGTTTACCGAAGCTAGAAAACTACCACGTGACTATAGTTATGTGACAAATGATTATTTTGGTTAAGGGTGGTGTTGCGTATGATTTTTAAATACGGGGTATTGCCTCAAAACCAAATTCATGAAGAAAAAATACGTCTTCAGGGTGCAATTTATAAGTTGCTACCATATAAAGAAGATGGATATGAACTGTTGGATAAATATTTTCAAACTCTTTTACAGCGCATTAGTGGACTAAATAGTTTATTTATGGAACAGCCTAAAATTATAACTTTAATGAGTATTTTAGAATCAGCACGTTACGAAACTGATTTTCTTAAGTATAGAAAAGATATTTTAGATGCATGTTCTCTTGTAAATGAAATAAAGGAGGTTGATTCCGATGTATGATTTATTTAATAATCGGATGAGGCTTCAAGGTCGTAATGTGGGAGAAGTGTTTAAGCACCAGTCTGATAAGATTATGGATGCTACTTTTACGCATGATGTGGCATATCGTAGATGTTATATTCAGGACAAAGATGTTATTTTCCCGGAACAAACGCTTGCTGGTTATAAGAAAGCTAAGGCGGTATTTCATGGTGCGGAAAAATATAATCCACAAAAAATTATTGGCTTTGAGCCTATAGATGCCAAGTATCTGGTGCATGCATATTATAGTGTTTCTGGAGATCAGGTAGATTATTATCTGCAATTTCGACCACTTGAACATGGAAGGAATCCAAATGTGAGAGTGGGCTCATTTGTTTTTGTGCCAGATGACCTTGGCATATATAATTTGTGGTTAATTGTTGCTCGTGATGATAGACCGCAATTTCCACAGTTTTATATTTTAAAATGTAATCTTTTGTTAAAATGGGAAATTGAAGAAAAAGATTGGCCATTGTATGAAGGAAAACATGTTGATGTTGGTACATATTTTTCATGGGCTGTGCAAAGAACACAGTCCAGTTATAATTCAGGTGTCAAATACAGGCACTCCTATTTAGTAATAAGTAGGTAATAAAGAGGGATGTATCGGTGAAGTCCTCCTATATTTTAGGATAATACCGAGAGCTATAATATCTAATATAGTTTGTAACGCATAGTGGATGCGCGTTAATATGAAAGCAATAATTCCACCAAGAGCTTCCTCCTGCCACTGTTAGTATGGTAGAAAATATATGCTGAACTTATACGATGGTAAAGTATAAGAACTATGTGATAAAAAGCACATAGGATAACAAAAATGCTGGATGGATTACAATAGTAGTTCCATGTATCTGGTAACAGTACATAGAAAACCCTTTTAATTGCTGGAAACTCCTTAGAGCTGTCTTGCTACAACGTGGATTGAAAAATCGAGCGTGAATGCTTAAAAAGTAGACAGATTGGACAATCAGCAGCCAAGCTTCGCACTTGACAATACAAAACTATTGTGGTATAATGTAAAGTACGAAGAAGGTTCAACGATCAGAGAATAATCTCGTAGGGCAAGTGCCTGAAATGGAGGGCCCCTATTGTGAGGGTGAAGATATGATCTAAACTTATGCGAAAGTATAAGAAATGTTATTTATATTACTTTGTTAAAAGCATTGGGACAGCGGAGTAGCTACCGTTTTGATTGGCTCTCAAACAATCAATTACCAGTGTTTTATATATTGTGGCTTTTGAGAGGAGACATAATTGATGAGTAAAAAAGAATTAGAACAATATAAAGATGAAATCATAGCATTATACGTTAATGGAATGATGCAAAAAGATATTGCTAACATGTTTAATACATCAAAATCTTCTATTGGACGTTTCTTGCGTAGTTATAATGTTTTTGGTAGGACGAAATTAACATTAGACGATAAAGATGACATTGTTAGTTTATATAAGTCTGGCAACACAATGGATGGAATTGCTTTAAAATATGGTATTAGTAATAAAACAGTTTCAGAAATTTTACATTTGTCAGGTGCACATATTTCTAGATATGGTGAACATTCTAAAAAATATACGTTGGATGAACATTATTTTGACATTATTGACAATCCAGACAAGGCATACATCCTTGGGCTGTTGTATGCTGATGGATGTAATACTGGGAAAAGCATATCTATCAGCTTAAAAAGTGAAGATAAACATATTCTGGAAAAAATCAATAAGTTAATTGGTAGTAATAGAAAACTAAAGTTAATTCCATATCATCAGAAAAATGAGAAGTGGAGTGATCAATATAGCCTTTGTATTACTAATAAGTATATGGCAACACAATTAATGAATTTGGGTGTTGTTCCGCACAAAAGTTTAATATTGACCTTTCCAGATTGGCTATCAGAGGATTTATATCCTGATTTTATTAGAGGATATATGGATGGGGATGGCAATATAGCAAAAAAAGAAAAGAGAATTAACTTAATTGGTACAGAGATGTTTTGTAGTAAACTTGCAGACATTTTGCACAAAGTGTTGAATATTAACTGTGGTATATATTTATGTCATGGAAATAAAAATATTACAACAAGAACATTGCAAATAGCAGGGGGGAACCAAGTTAAGCGTTTCTTAGATTATCTTTACAATGATGCCAACTTATATTTATTTAGGAAATACGATATTTATAAAGATTTATATTGTTAAAATGTAAATAACACTCCACTTGTGTAACGAACAGGTGGAGTAATTTTATGTATTATGTACAATCTGTAGAGAACCAACTGAAAGCAGTTTTGCCAACCAATGTAGATACAAATACGATAACTTATAATGAGCATTTTGTTATTAGTGACAATCCTCTTCGCAGGATTGCGTGGGAAGTTTCTAAGGTAGAGAATACTACTACTTTTGGGCTTACAAAATTAACTTTTACACAGGAGCTCGAATTTGATGTCGTAGATAATGTTTCTTGGATTAATTTCCAGAGTAATAATTTCTCAGACAAAAATACTGGAGTTGAGTACGACTATTACAAGGAGAGAACTAATGACAACAACATTCATTCACCTTCTGATGCTTGGGATGTAGAAACTAGTGTAATTTCTTATACTGGAGTTGCTCCAAGCATGAAGGCTGGAGGAAGTTATAAAACCTTTACTGCAAATCTATACAAGAATGGCGAATTTGTTACTAATAGACCTTACTGGCACATTGAGTATTATAATAATGACTCTCTTGTGTGTGTTGTAGGATTTATTTATATAAATGATCAACTTGTTTGCGATAACAGTAATGGTGAGTTTGTTGTTGATAAGAATAAGATTATTTATAAAGAAAATAATGAGCAATTGTTTGGCATTCAATATGATTATAATATTGAGAAGCCAATGGATCTGAAACTGAAATGTTTGCAGATTGTCAATATGATTGGCGGAAGTATAATTATTAGTGTTGATGATGATCCAACAGAAATACAAACTCCTTCTGCTACTTTGGCTGTGGAGGTGGAAGGATTATGATGACATCTATGGGTCGTGATTTGCAGAATCTTGATGATGACATTCTTTATGCCAAGCGTCAGATTAAGGAAAAGCTTTGTAAAGATTTAGATATTATTAAATATCTGCATAATACTGAATTGGAAAGAGTCAATGCAGAGCCAGAAGATTATTTCAATTGTAATATATATCCTTTTATTAGAATCCCGAAAACGCAGGATAAAGTTAAAAACTTTATTTGTTTTTCTGTGGATGATATTGAGGACATGAAATATAATGAAGTAATGAAAATGCAATATATTCAATTTGTTGTGTTTTGCCATGGCGATGATATTGATACTGGAATTGGGATTTCACGTCATGATCTCTTAAGTTATTTTGTAAAAGATGATTTCAACTTTAGTAATTTGCTCGGTTTAAAGCTTAAACTTGTTTATAATAGAGAAAGCATTATGGACAATGATTATTATTGTCGTACATTAAAGTTTGAGGCTGTTAAACCAAATATGAGGCTCAATAGTGGATACTTAAAGCCACAGCCAAGAAGAAGCGACGAGGTGGATGAACATGGATTTATTAGAAATTGATGAGTTGGGTCTTTATTTTGGAGATCCATATGTAATTAATGATAATATATCTGTGTTGCAACCAAGTATTGGTGAAATTGCTCAATATGGAGAGCGCAAGTATTTTAGCGTTATTCATACAATAACTGCAATCCCTAGTGATATGAAAAGTCAACTTTGGGATCTTGGTATTGATTGGGAAGAGATTTCTGATTTTGATCTGTTTATGATGCTTGCGCCTACGCTTAATGTTGAAACAACTAGAATTGTTTTAGGTGATATTGACTTGTCCAAACTTAAACCATATAAGAATAATCAAAATGATCAGATTGTTCTTGCGGATAGAGAAACTGGGCTTGTTATAGATATGCTTATTTATGAGCGTATTGTAAATTATTTGCGTAAAGTCCATGGACTGAAGAAGAAAGTGGAATATGCAGGTAACAAATACACTAAAAGGATTCTTATTGATGAAGACAGAAAGCAAATTGAGATTAATAAAAATAAACCTTACAAATCGTTTCTTACTCCACTTGTTTCTTCTGTAAAATGTCGTATGGGATATACAAAAGATTACGTTCGCAATATGCAAGTTTATGAATTTTTTGATGATATTGCGAGATTGAATGTTATCAACAATTCTGATGCACTGTTAAGAGGGATGTATTCAGGAATGATTGATACTAAGAAAATTAAAAAATCAGAATTAAATTGGATGAGAGAGCTAGATAAAGACTAGCTCTTTTATTATATTGAAATTTAAATTTATTATTTTAATGGAGGTAATTTATTATGGCTTTTGATATGAATAACTTCGTAATTGATAGAGTCGTGAGAGGTGTTGCTCTTTCTCAGACTGATGACTCTGTTATGTTCGCATTAAACCAGATTACTAACCCAAGTCTATCCTGCAGCTCTGAGAGCACAGATGCGGTCGATGGACTAGGTGTGCCAATCGCAACATTTTACCGCGCGAAAAATGCGGAGTTCTCTGCAGAGAACGCAATTTTTGATATGAATTTGATGGCAACTCAGGTTGGTACTGCAAAGCAGGTTGCTTCTGATTCTGAAAAGATTATTACTCCTGCATTTGAGACTATTGATATTGATGGTTCTGCCACTTATACACTAAAGCATCTTCCTCTTGAGGAGGTTAAGAACGTATATGTTTTAAATGGTGACGGTACTCTTGGCGCGGTATTTACTAAGAGCACTTCTGCTTCTGCTTCTAATTTTGCAATTAGTGGCAGCACCCTTACTCCTCCAACTGGTCTTAAGAAGGGTGATCAGCTATTCGTGATTTATGAGTATGAGGCAGCTCAGGCAGTCTCTGTCATGAACTCTGCTAATAACTTCCCAACTGCTTGCAAGCTAGTTCTTGAGGTGCTTGGATGCGATGTCTGCGATCAGACCAAACTCGTATTTGCATATATTATCTTCCCCAACTTTAAGCTTAGCCCTGATTTCGATTGGAATATCCAGACTGACGGTACGCATCCATTTTCTGGTAAGGCCATGCAGGAATATTGTGACAAGGATAAGAAATTATTCCAGATCATCGTTCCCGGCGACGAATAATTTAGTATGGGGAGAGTACTTACACTCTCCCCTCCTTTGTTATATAAAAATTTAAAGGAGGAAATGCAAATGCAGAACGTTAAGAAATCTCGTAAGTGCATTTGTTGTGGCAAGGAATATCGTTACTGTGGCAACTGTGCGCAGGATCGTTATAAACCAACTTATTTTGCACTTTATTGCAGTGAAAATTGCCATGATGCATTTTCTGCAGCAAACGAGTTCAATTTTGGTCATATCTCTAAGGAAGAAGCCCAGAAAAAGCTAAAGGCATGCGATCTATCTGAGCTTGACTCTTTCAATGAAATTGTCAAGAAAGATATTAAAAAGATTATGGCCGAGCCAGAAGAGAAGGTTGCTCCACAGCAGCAGTTCAAGAAGGCGCAGGCTTGAAACATAAAGTAGTTAAAACAAAATAAAATTCTATGGGATATTAACTACTTTAAAAAGATGTTAATATCCTATTTTTTTTTAGCCGCTAGGTACATGACACGTGGATGTATCTGGTGGCTTTTATATTGGAATAAAAGGAGAAAAGAAACAAATGGTTAAGAGCACAATTACAGGGAAGCAATACAACCCTGATAACAGCTCGGTTGTTTATCTGAGCAATTTTCAGCAGATATATAAATATTTGTGTGCTGGTGCGGAAGAAGATTTAGTAGACATTCTATACACAAACACTAGGAACAATTGTCTAGTTTTTGTATTTAAAAAGTCGAGCAAGGTAAAGCATTTATACGAGCTATGGAATAATCATGAGCTGTAAAAATTATATACTTTATAAGATTTATTATGGGAATGAGCTTGTGTACATAGGCAGAACCTCACAGGACTTGATTGATCGTTTGAGGTTGCATTTCTTTGGGAAGCCAATGGTGAAGAAACTAGATATTATTGCTACGACACGTATAGAATACACTGTGTGTGATTCAGAGGCAGATATGTTCTTATTAGAGATCTATTTGATAAACAAATATAAGCCTCGCATCAACAGAGATGACAAGGCGCATGATGAACTTTCTTCGCATTTATATCTTCCTGAGCCAAAATTTTATTCATATTACAATCCACTGTTAGATAAGTGGAAAGAGAAAGAAATAGAACATATTGTTGACACTGCTCCATTGGATTATATTGATGGAGAATCAATATGGTTTTAAAACTCCATACAAAGAAAGGAGTGTGAGGCATTATATGTCTAATGTTTACGCGAGAATTAAATTAGCTGCAAATCACAATCAATTAATTCTTGTAAAAGATCAGCCACTAGCTGCTGGAAATTGCAATTCTATTTTTATTGAATTTGCGCTAAGAACAGATGACTGGCTGGCTTGTGAAGACCTAAAAGCAGTATTTAATAATTATTATGTTAGAAGTCTTAATGAAAGACTAGTATGTGATATTCCGCCAGAAGTTTTAGCCACTCCCGGAGAATTTGAAGTAGGGCTATATGGTGTTAATGATACTATTCGTATGGCTACGAACAAACTTGAATTTCATGTTGGAGAAGGCACTTATGGAGGAGTGTTTTCAGGATCAAGTGGCGGGTCGGATAATCCGGGTGGATCTGATGATCCTGACCGTTTGATTATATATGATGGTGGCGGTGTTCATGGTTATTAAAAGGGGGTGAACAAATGGAGACAACCACTGTAAAAACTGTTTTTCAGTTCAGAAGGGCAACGACTGATGAATGGGAAATTGTTAACCCTATTTTAAGAGAAGGCGAGCCAGCATATGACATTACAGCAAAAAAGCACAAAATTGGTGATGGGAAAAGCAAGTGGAATGAGCTTCCATATGCAGAAGGCAGTGGTGGCATTTCTGGAGATATTAATTGGGAACAGATTGTTAATGCGCCGACAAAGCTTAGTCAGTTTGAGAATGATTTAGATATTCCAGATTCTAGTTATATAGACACAAAGCTAGAGCAGAAGGCGGATAAAGATCACAATCATGATGGTGTATATCAGCCAGTTGGAGATTATTTAACAGAAGAAACAGATCCGACCGTTCCTGCATGGGCAAAGCAAGCAGAAAAACCGATGTACACATATGAAGAGATTCAAAACACTCCAGACTTGTCTGGTTATGCTACGACTGACTATGTTGATAGTGAGATAGAAAAAGTAAAGTCTGGAATTGAAAAGTATGATGATACAGATGTCAAAAATCGTATTTCTGCGAATGAAAAATCCATTGAGGCGTTGTCTGGAAACGGAGAAGGCTCTGTTAAAGAAACTGTAGCTAATGCAATTGCTGAGGTTGTTAATGGGGCACCAGAAGATTTTGACACCCTAAAGGAAGTTGCAGATTGGATTAAAAATGATACTACTGGTGCAGCAAAGATGGAGAGTGACATTGCCAACCTTAATGAGAAGGTAAACAATATTTCTTCTGGGAAAGACCCACTATTTATTTCTGCGCAAAAATTTCATAATCGCCCCGGAACTGAGTTGGCATATGATGTAGACGCAAAAGATTTTAGCCGTGTTGCGTCTGTTGGAGAAAAGGCGAATCTTTTAATTACAAATGCAGAAGATGCAGAAGGTGTGTGGTCATATTTTTGTGAAGCAACAGTTGAATCAATTCCTTTGAAAGACGAAGAAGGGAATGCTTCTATTTATGCGGTAAGACTTTCGTCTATTTGTGATTTAACTCCAAGCAACACTGGGTCTTTGTCTGTGACCTCTGTCAATGGTAAGACTGGGGCGGTTGTTCTTGAAGCTTCTGATATTATCAAGAATTCTACAGATAAAAATAAGATTTCTATTTCTTCTGACGGCACGTTGGAAGTTAATTCAATTACTATAGACAAACTTGTACAAGAAGAAACCAATGAACTTGTTATTGATGGCGGAAACGCCTAATTTTTAAAGGAGGTTTTTTGAATATGGCAACTAAAACACTAAGCACAAGAATTGTCATGAGAAACGACACCGCAGAGAATTGGACTACAAAGAATCCAGTTCTGCTCAAGGGCGAGTTTGGTGTCGAAACTGATACGAACAAATTTAAGATTGGTGATGGCAATAAGGCATGGGCTGATCTTGATTATGCTGGCGCTGATGAGGCCGCAATCGAAAATATTATTGCACAGAATAGGGACAGTCTTTATAAGTATACTCGTACTGATGCTTCTCAGTCTGATGATGCAGCAATTGCCGCAGCTCTAGGTTCTAACGCTGCCGTGCAGGGCGATATTGTCGTGATTACAACTACTGTTGAAGGCAACGCTTACGAGCAAAGTGCATTTATGTATGATGGCACTCAGTGGGCAGCAATGACTGGCAATGTTGGCGCTGACAAGGTTATTCTACAGGACGACATTGTTATGGCTGGTAACTACACTCAGGTTGGCAATATGACTAAGTCTCAGAATGGTACTGCTACCTTTGCGACGAAGGGCAAATCTGTCTCCGACGCACTAACTGAGATTTTCTCCAAGCGTCTACAGCCCGGTACTCCTACCGCTCCTGCTGTGACTCTTACTTTCGGTCAGGCTAAGGCATATGAGGTTGGCACTACTGTAACTCCAACTTATTCTGCTTCTCTAAGCGCTGGTTCCTATACCTATGGCCCTGCAACTGGTATCACTGCCACTAGTTGGGAAGTCACTGATACTGCTGGCAACTCTGCAACCACTGCTTCTGGCAGCTTTGCTGAAGTTGTTGTTGCTGACGGCACCAACTATAAGATTACTGCAAAGGCTACTTATGGTGAAGGTGCTGTTGCAAAGGACAACCTTGGCTCTGATTCTAGTCCTGTAATTAAGATTGCTGCAGGCTCTGCAACAAAGACTTCTGGTGCTATTACTGGTTATCGTAATACTTTCTATGGTTCTGTGACAGAGAAGGCCGAACTAACTAGCACAATTATTCGTGGGCTAACTAAGTCCAATAAGGCTCTTGCCAATGGTAATTCTTTCACGGTTAGCATTCCTGTTGGCGCGAAGCGTGTTATCTTTGCTTATCCTGCAACTCTACGTGATGTCAATTCTGTTAAGGACGTTAATGGTCTAAACGCAGAGATTAAGAGTGCTTTCACTAAGTCAACTCTAACTGTTGCTGGTGCTGGTGCTGATGCTGGTATTGAGTATAAAGTTTATACTACGGATTTTGCTGACCCTGTAGCAAAGGCAAACTCCTATACTGTGCAAATTTAATTGAAGGAGGAAGACAATTATGGCAATGACTTTTGGTACACTTGATTTCGCTGTTGCTTTTAATCGCCAGACGGCTTTTCCTCTGGACGCTAAAAGCTATTTTGAAAGCCTAGAAGCTGCTCAGACCGCTGCTGCATCTGCACAGGAGGCTGGTAGCTCTGAAACTACATATTATTATGGTCAACAAATTGCTGTTGTTGAGAGTGGCAAGGCTACTCTTTATGTAATTCAGCCTGACAAGACTCTAAAAGAGGTTGGCGGCAATATCCTTATTGACGAGAATGCCTTCGTTAAGGGCAATGATGGTAAGCTAAGTCTGCTTGGTTTTGCTGACGCAGTTGGTGGTGCCCAACTAGTTAAGACTGAGGACGGCAAAGTTTCTTGGATTAAGCCGGATACTACTACCGTTGAGGGTCTTTCTACTGCTATTGAATCTCTAAAAGCTACTGTTGGCGACGACAAGAGTGGTCTAGTTAAGCAGGTTGCCGACAACAAGGCTGCAATTGATACTCTTAATGGCGCAAGCACTGTAGAAGGTTCTGTGGCATATCAGATTGCACAGGTTGTCGCTGGTGCCGATGAGAGCTTCGATACTCTGAAGGAGATCGCCGATTGGATTACTACCCACAAGACTGACGCTGCAACCATGAACAGCCAGATTAATACTAATAAGGACGACATTGCTGGCCTTAAAACAAAGGTTGGCGAAACGTCCGTTGCAGATCAGATTGCTGCTGCTCTTAAGGATGGCGAGTCTGACAAGTATGCTCTGGCAGACGAGCTGTCTACGGCAAACGGTAAAATTACAGCTCTACAGGGCCTTGTTGGTGAAACCGCTGTCGCTACTCAAATTAGCGACGCTATTGACGGTGCTCTCAAGGTTGATGGCGAAGAAAAGTATGCTCTAGCTTCCCACACTCATGAGATTGCTAATGTTACTGGTCTTCAGGCCATTCTTGATGCTAAGGCTGCAGCAAGTGATGTTGAGACACTACAGTCTACTGTTGCTGGCCTAGAAGCAAAAGCACACGAACATGCTAACAAGACTGTTCTTGATGCTATTACCGAAGATAAAGTTAGTGCTTGGGACGCTGCTCAAGCCAACGTTATTGAGTCTATTAAGCTTAATGGCGCGGCCATTGCTCCCGCTGCTGACAAGAGCGTTAACATTGCTATTCCTGCTGCAACTGCAGAGGCACTTGGTCTAGTTAAGGTTGATGGCGAGAGTATTGTTGCTACCGATGGTGTAATTAGTGTTAACGCTATTTCCACTGACAAGCTTGTTCAGGGTTCGGACACGCTTATCATGGATGGCGGCAATGCTTAATTTATGTTTGCAAATTAAAGGAGATTGATGAATATGGCAAATAAGACTTTTAATACACGTATCAAAAACAAGATTGATACTTATGCAAATTGGGTCGAGAAAGATCCTGTGCTACTAAATGGTGAAATCGCTGTTGTCGTCATTCCTGCTGAGACTGGCGCTGTGCAGGGTGAGCCTGTTACTCTGTTTAAAGTTGGCGATGGCACTAAAAAGTTTAGTCAGCTAGACTTTACTGGCGCTAAAGCAGCAGACGTTTATAGTTGGGCAAAGGCGTCAACAAAGCCAACGTACCAAGCTTCTGAAATTACTGGCCTTTCTGATTACATTTCTGGAGAAATTCAGGATAGCGATACGCAATATAAACTAGAGGCAGACGCGGACGATGGTCATAAGTTCTATCTATATTCTAAGCCACTAAACGGCTCTTGGGGCTCTACTCCTGTCAGCACCATTACAATTCCAGAGACCGTCTATACTCTCGTAGAGGGCACTGCTAATGGTACTGTAAAGTTTAATGGCACTGATGTTAAGGTTCATGGTCTTGGCTCCGCCGCTTATACTGCCGCAGATGCCTATGATGAGTCTGGTGCGGCTGAAACAGCACTAGCTTCTGCCAAGTCTTATGCTGATGGCAAGGATTCTGCTATTGCTGCGGCAAAGAAGGCTGGTACTGATGCTCAGTCTGCCGTAGACGCCCTGTCTGATAAGGTTGGCACTGTCACTGAAGGCAAGACTGTTGTTCAGATGATTGCTGATGCTCAGACTGCCGCGACTTATAATGATACTGCTGTTAAGGCTTCCATTAAGTCTAATGCTGATGCCATTGCTACTTTAAATGGCGCTTCTACTGTCACTGGCTCTGTTGACAAGAAGATTGCGGATGCCATTAATGACTTTTCTACTAAGGTCAGCGAAGATGGTACAGTCAATACTTTTAAAGAATTAATCGACTACGCCGCTACTCACAAAGGGGAATACAGCACTCTATCTGGTGATGTTCAGAAGAATACTACTGCTATCGCTACACTAAATGGTAAAGATACCGATGCCGGTTCCGTAGCAAAGACTGTTAAGGACGCCGTTGACTCCGCCAAGGCTACTCTTCAGGGCAATATTGATGGCAAGGTTGACAAGGTAACAGGTAAGGGTCTATCTACTAACGACTATACTAATGACGAGAAGACCAAGCTAGAAGGTATTGCCGATGGCGCACAGGTCAACGTTATCGAGTCCGTTAAGGTGAATGGCTCTGCACTTGCAGTTTCTGGTAAGGCAGTTGATATCACTGTACCTACTGGCGCTCTGGCTGATAAGAACGAAGTTGCTGAAGCAGATCTTGCTGCCGCACTAAAGACGAAGATTAATGGCAAGGTTAATTCTTCTGACTGTGGCGATATTATTTCTCATGACGCAGCAGAGTTTGCAACCGCTGGCCACAACCATGACACTGTTTATTCAAAACTAGGTCACAATCACAAGATTGAGGATCTAGAGCAGGAGACTTATATCATTTTTGATTGTGGGTCGGCCTCAACAAATATTGGCTAATTGCCTCTTAACATTAAGTAGTTTTATTTAATAGGAGAGGCAAAACGCCTCTCCTATTTTTTTAAGACTACACAAAGGGGGAACAAAATTAATGGCTTTCGTAAACAAGGTTACTGTTAGAGGCAAAACATACAACCTAGAGAACTTAACAGATGGCTCGCATGTTGTTAAGCTTCCAACTCTAAATGGCGATGATGTATTCGTGACAGAAAAGACGCTGGGGCAAGGAGTAAAAGTTTCGGCACTTACGAACGGCACTTATACTGTCAGCTTGCCGTCTCTAACTCAGAACGACACATTTGTTGTTCAAAGCAGACAAAATCAAATTAACAACAATAAAGTAGACAAGGTGTCTGGTAAGGGATTGTCTACTAATGATTATACAGACGCAGAAAAGGATAAACTTAAAAATTTAGAAAATTACACTCTGCCTACTGCCTCAGAAAATGTGCTTGGTGGCGTAAAAGCTGTTCCAAAAGCAGACGATATGACGCAAGAGGTTGGTGTTGATGCAGGTGGCAAATTATATACAAAATCAGCAAAATCTGATATTGATGCGGCACTAGCTGATTTTCATTCTTATAGCATTGAAGTCGTCGACGAGCTTCCAGATTCAGGCGAAGACTACACATTCTATCTTGTTCCAAAGGCGTCTGGTAGCGGTTATGAAAAGTATTGGTGGATTACGGATAACGATGGCAATCAAAAGTGGGATGAATTTAAAGGAAGCTCCACTCTTGTAGTTACTGAGCTGCCACAAACTGGTGATGTAGAAACTGATTATATCCTACATTCAGATGCAGGATGTTTTTATTATAAATGGATTGATAACTCTTGGCAAATGATTGCAGGAACTATGGCGAATGTAGTAGAGTCATTACCTGAAACGGGAAATGAGTTTACTGATTATTATGTGAAAAATGTCGATGGGCTGTACGTGCATTATCGTTATATTAATGATAAGTTCTGCATTATCGGGGGAGACAATTATACAAAGTCTCAAATTGACAGCAAGGTTTCTACACTTAAGGCATCTGTAGACACAAATGCACAAAACATTGAAGCAAATACGACAAACATTGCTTCTCTAAGTAGAAATATTGATACGCTAAGACAAACAGTTGACGGTATCGACACAGAAGGTTATACATACTATGCTACATATGGAAATGCTACTCTAGCAACTGGCGAAGAGAAAGAGAATGTTTTTACACTTTACGAAGTTAAAGATGAAAAAGAAGAAGTAAAGAGCCAATTCGTAATCACTGGTGGTGGCGGTGGTTCTGCTGTTACTACCACTCTTAAAGTCGAGCGTATTACCGAGTCTCCTGTTATTGTTACTACAACAGACAAGGTAGAGATTAGCTTTAATTATTCTTCAGTGGATAGTGATGGAGAAGCTGTGGATGGCACTTACACTTGGAAGTCTGGTAGCACTGTTCTATCAACTGGCGCATTAGTGCAGGGCGTGAATACGTTTGATATGTCTGATTACACCAACATTGGCACTCAGAAGTTTACGTTGACTGTTGTGGATGCTGCTGGCACTACTGCTGTTAAGTCTTGGACTGTGCAAAAGGTAGACATAAGACTCGAATCTTCGTTTAATGATAAGATTACATATCAGGCAAATAGTGCTGTCAATTTCACATACACTCCATATGGCGCAGTAAATAAAACTGTGCATTTTGTGCTTGATGGCGTTGAAATTGGAACTGTTTCGACTGGTTCCTCTGGTACATTGCAGTCTTATACAATTCCAGCTCAGGCCCATGGTGCGCATTTATTTGAGTGCTATATTACGGCAACTATTAATAGTAAGAGCATTGAAACTGAGCATATTTTCAAGGACATTATGTGGTATGACGAAAATAGTGATGTTCCTGTTATCGGATGTGTTTATAGATATGACCATTATGGCAAAGTAACTGCAAAGCAATATAATTCAACGAATATTCAGTTCTATGTTTATGATCCGAAGACGGCAACTCCGACTGTTACAAGAAGTGTTGATGGCAAAGTTGTTGCGACTCAGGTCATGAGTGGCAATTCTGATGTCTGGGCGTATAAATCTTCTGATGTTGGTGAGCATACCCTGCTCATTACTTGCAGAAATACAACTGTTAAAATCATTATGAATATTGAGGAGCTCGGTATTACTATCGAGCCAATTACTGCAAATTTGGCATTTGATTTCAATCCTACTGGACTTTCAAATAGTGACGAAGACAGACTGTGGAAGGATACTAATACTGATATTGCAATGACAGTTTCAGATAACTTCGACTGGAGTAATGGCGGCTATCAGATTGACGAAGATGGAAACCAGTATTTCTGTGTTAAGGCTGGAACAACTGCCACTATCAATTACAAGCTTTTCGAGAGAGACGCGAGCGTTTACGGTTCTGAATTTAAATGCGTTTTTAAAACTACGAATGTTAGTAATGCAAACGCTACATTCCTGACCTGTCAGGCAGACTCTACTGTTGTTGGCTTGCAAATGAACGTTCACGAGGCGTATTTAAAATCGAGCATTAAGAATCTATATATCCCTTATAGTGAGGAAGACATTATTGAATTTGAGTTCAATATTAACACAATAGACAAAGATAATTCAGATGCAACTGCGGTTATTATGAGTTATGAAGATGGTGTTGGGCTAAGACCTATGATTTACGACTCAACGCACAGACTATATCAGTACGAGCCGGTGCCTATTACTATTGGTTCTACAGACTGTGATGTCCATATCTATAGAATGAAAGCTTATAGTGCTTCATTGACTGACTCTAACATTTTATCAAACTTCATTGCTGATGCAAGAGACTCTGATGAGATGATCGCAAGATATAACCGCAATCAGATTTATGATGAGAATAATGCGCTAACTCCTGAATCTGTGGCAAACGCCTGTCCACAACTAAGAGTTATTAAGATTGAGTGTCCTCGTTTTACTAAGGACAAAAAGGACTTTGTAAAAGGCGTAAATGTCGAGTGCATCTATAAGGGTGGAGACCCGGTGCTAGATAACTGGAAGTTCATGAACACCTATCTTTCTGGACAGGGCACGACTTCTAACGAATATGGTTACGCTGGTAGAAATATTGATATTATTGCTTGTGCTGACGGCAAGAAGCAGATTATTAGCAAGATTCCTCTGGACACGAGCTATGTAACGGAGCTTATTCTTGGTGATGGAACGAAGTATTCTGATGGCTCTGGTAAAATTACTCTGACGAGGACGTCTGTCCCAGCCAATTGGCTTAATATCAAAGTAAATATCGCAAGTTCTGAGAATGCAAATAATGCATTGTTGCAGAAGCGTTATAACGATTACCTCCCATACAAAACTGTTGCTATGGAGAATGACCCCAAATGCAAGAATAGTATGGAGTTTCAGAATTGTATAGTGTTTATCAAGGAAACCGATCCTGATGTTTCCAAGCATATGGAATTTAAGGACAATGATTGGCACTTCTACGGGCTGGGAAATATTGGTGATTCAAAAAAGACCGACGCTACGAGAGTTAATGATGTCTCTGACCTAAAAGAGTTTGTAATTGAAGTCAGTGATAATACTCTACCTAATAGCACTTTCCAAACTGGTGTAACCGACAGTGAAGGTAATATGGTTTATCCTATCACTAAAGACCAGTGGAAGGCTGGCAATACCGCATACGATGCTCTTTATAATGATTGGGACGGTTCCTTCGAATTCCGCTACGAAATGGGCGGAGAGACAAAAGACGGTATGACAACCGCTACTACTGAAGAGCAAGAAGCACAAAGAGCATTAAACAAGCAAGTATGGCGTGATTTCTATGAATGGGTAATTACCTCTACTGATGAAGAATTTGTTTCTCAGCTCGGAGATTGGGTAATTAAGGATTCTGCTCTGTATTGGTATGTATTTACAGAAAGATACACTATGATTGACAATCGCGCAAAAAATTCTTTCTATCATTATGCAAAATGTAAAGACGGCAAATATCGTTTTGAATTATGGGACTATGATAATGACACGAGTTTGGGAATAAATAACAGTGGCGAGCTTACCATGACATATGGTAAAGAAGACACTGACTATAGAACTGAAGGCGACAAGTCTTCAGGATACGTATTCAACGCAGCAGACAACGTGTTCTGGTGCAGAATTCGTGATTTATTCCGCAACGACCTTGCAATAATGTATCAAACTCTTGAAGGAGAAGGCTGCTTTAGCGATACTTCTTTAATCAATGAATTTGACAATTGGCAAGCACAATTCCCAGAAGAACTTTGGAGACTTGATATTGAGCGCAAATACTATCGTACATATCAAGGCGGGGGCCTCAATGCCGGTGCAACTCCAGAGCCAACCAGACGTTTCTTAGAGTCTATGATGAATGGCCGTAAGAAATATCAGCGTAGACAATTTGAGCGAGATCAAGCTGCTTACATGGGAACAAAGTATCTGTCTACAACTGTTAAGGCAGACCAGATTATGTTTAGATGTAATACGCCATCTGGTGTAGTCGTTGCACCTAATTATACTCTAAATATTGTGCCTTATTCAGATATGTATCTGTCTGTGTTATTTGGCAACTCTCCAAGCGCACAGCAGATTCGTGCAAAGGCAGGACAGTCTTATGAAATTCAATGTCCATTTACCAAGATGGATGATACGGCAGTACTAATTTATTGTGCTTCTCGTATTCAGGCATTGAATGACCTTTCTGCTTGTTATATCCATGATAATGATTTTAGTAAGGCTTCAAAGCTGAAGACGCTTGTAATTGGCAATAAAACTTCTGGTTATTCTAATGCATTCTTAACCAATCTAAACCTTGGCAACAATGCGTTACTTGAAGAACTGGACATTCGTAATTGCCCTAAATTGACTGGATCTATCAACCTGTCAAGCTGTGGCAACTTAGAGAAGCTTTACGCAGAAGGGACATCTGTAACTGGTGTGCTATTCGCGGCGAATGGCAAGATTGCACTTGCTCACTTACCAAGTACAATCAATAGTTTAAGTTTTAAGAATCTAAGTTACTTAACTGATTTGCAGGCGACATATGATAATCTTGAATCGCTAACTATTGAGAACTCTGTAATTGATGCTTATCCAATTGTTGAGGATGCAATTGACACGTTGCAGACACTTCGTTTAACTGGCATTGACTGGACTGTGACAAGCACTGAATTGTTAAATGCCATTCTTAAGATGAATAACAATTTACTTGCTGGTAAGGTTCATATTGCTGGACAAGCAAGACAGAGAGAACTCGATGCATATGCGGCAGCATGGCCAGATTTAGCTGTTACTTATAATGGTATTATTACTCAGTATAAAGTGACGTTTATGAATTCCGATGGTACTGCTATTAAAGACAAGAGTGGCAATGATTATGTTCAATATGTTGACCAAGGTGGCAAGATTACTGATCCTGTCGCAAGTGGTGAAATTGACACTCCGACAATCCCAAGTACCGCGCAGTATAATTATACCTTCTCAGGTTGGGATGGCATTGATGTAAATGTTACTGCTCCTGTAACTGTGACAGCAAAATATAGCGAGTCAGTAAGAACATATACTGTGCGTTGGTTCCAGCAAGCAGGCGTTGTTCTTGCGACCAAGACTGGCGTAGAGTATGGTGCTGTGGCAGAATATGAAGGCGATTATCCAACCATGAGCGACAATGAGGATTCTTATATTTATAATCTATTCACTGGCTGGGATAAGAGTACAGGCTATATTACTGGAGATACTGACGTTTATGCAAAGTGGGAGACGCAAAATGGTCTTCCATCGGCAGGAACTGACTTGAAAGATATGGCTCCAGTGCAGATTTATGCTGTTGCAACGGCTGGTAGAGCTAATGATTATTTTGAACAAAAGGACTACTTCGATGTCCGCGTTGGGCAGGATTTCTCATTCTCGAATGTAACTGAGCATATGCTTGGGGATGAGCTTACATTTGATGGCACTTCTTCAAAAGTAGTAGATTCTGGCGTTAAGCTATTTGGCGCAGATTCTGGTTCATTTACAATGGCTATAGATTTTGAGTTTGGAGAGAATGTAGCCGATGCGACACTACTGTCTTGCTTTGAATATGATGGCTCTGAAGGGTTTAGACTCAAGTATAATGGTACAAATCCAGAAATCCAGTGGGGCAATACTAGTAAAGTAGTAGGCAAAGGAGGCCAAAGAGATATTGTTGTGCTTCGTCACCGCAAGGGAGAAAGTAAACTTTATATCTACTCGTTTAACTCTGGAGCTTCTACGACTGGTGTTTATGCTGACGAAATGGCTTATACCGAGCTTGTGCGCAATCGTACAACTAATACTGAGGCAACAATTATGCTTGGTGGATTTAAGTTCCTGTCAAATGGAACAATTGATAGCGTAACGCTAGGCAATGGTACAATTCATTGGGCTAAAGTATGGCTTGATGATATTGGAGACACTGCGGCTAGACAACTTGCTGCATGGCCGCATGAAACTTGGCGCTATGAATATTATGGTGATAAGAGATATAGATGTGCGCAGGACTCTAGTAAAATTACTGGAGCTTCATTCATTCCAGCGAATTTGCTATCTCTTACTCACAATATGAATTCTACGAACACCAACCTTGGCGGCTGGAATGACTCCAAGATGAGAGCGTTCTGCAATAGTAGAGTTTATGCGGCATTCCCAACAGAGTGGAAATCAATTATTAAGCAAGTTCAGATTCCTGCGACCGCTGGTAATATGGCATCTGATATTGTTTATTCAAAAGACTATGTATATCTGCCATCGTATGTGGAAATGTTTAACACATCCGAAGTGCCATATAGCTCCGAAGGTAAAGCAATTGAATTCTTTGGTTCATCTGCAGATAGAGTTAAGTCTATTGGGGATACTGCGAGCATATATTATCTACGTTCACCAGAAGCGGCGTACAATTCTTACTTTAGAGCGGTTGGCATTCAGGGTGATATGAGTAGCTATATGCCATCTAACAGAGCTCATGGTATTTGTCCATGTATTTCTATTTAATGGAGGCGACGACACATGAGATATTATAAACTAATTAATAACAATGAATTTGTTGGTATCGGAACGTCGCTAGACATGCGTAGATTTCAAAAGAAGCATGGCATTTTTCTTGTATGCGACGAGTCTGAAGCTCAATACATGCAATGCAATGGTGCGATCTATCGTGCTACTTGGATGCTGCCAGCAGATTCCAATGCAAAAGAAGTCCCTGTGATTCAGATTACAGAGATTTCGCAGGAAGAATATGAAGCTTTATATAATGCTATCAGGTCTAATAAGCAGATTGAGATCGAGCAAGAAGAGCCTGAACAAGAGGCTACAAACGAGAATGATGGCACTGATATCACAATTGATTATGTAAAAGAAGCAAAAGTTAAAGAAATGAAAACAGAATGTAACAAAATGATTACAAATGGTTTTGATGTTGAACTGAGTGACAATCAATCGCATCATTTTTCTTTAACGGTACAAGACCAATTGAATTTAATTACTTCGTCTCAAATGGTTGCAGACGGAGCAGAAACTATTCCCTATCATGCAGATGGGGAATTGTGCAAATATTATACTTCCGAAGATATGGAAAAGATTATTGCCAAGGCAAATGCTTTCAAAACATACCATGTTGCGTATTTTAATTCGTTAAAAACGTATATTGGTTCATTACGCAGTATGACAAAAGTCGCAGCAATTACTTATGAAAGTAGTATTCCGAGTAAATATCAGTCGGAAGTTTATATTGCTTTAAAGTCTGAATTAGGACTGTAATTAACAACAGGGGCACTTGCTATATAGAGTGCCCCTGTTGTAATAATGGAAAATAATGGAGGTGAAACGATGCCTTACATAAATACTGTGGACATTAACGGAACAACATACAATTTAGAAAATTTGACAGACGGGAATTATGTTGTTGATTTACCAGAGCTAAAACAGAATGGCGTATTTTTGCTTCAAGGAGATGTCGAGGATAAGCTGAATAGTTATCAGTCGAACAAACCACTTTCGGCGAATCAGGGCCGTATATTAAATGAGCAGGACAATCAGCTCGACACGAAGATTTCTAATTTAACAAGCTCTGTAAACGAAAAAGATACAGCATTAGAAAATGAAATTAAACAGTTGTCGGCGGATATGAAAGAAAAAGACGCAGAGCTTGATGGAAAAATTACAACGCTAACTAATAGTTCTGATCAGAAAGACACTGAACTAGACGGGAAAATTACAACACTAAGAAGCGACATGGGGTCTGGCGATGCGTCTACATTGTCCAGTGCAAAGACATATGCAGATAGCCAGTCTAGTGCATCTCTTTCTTCTGCAAAAGAATATGCTGATACTGCTGTTGCAAATAGCAAGACGGAAACTTCCACTGAGCTCAATAAAAAGTTAGACAAAACGGGTGGCAAAGTTTCTGGGGATTTAGAAGTTACTGGAGCTTTGACTGCAGATCAAAAGCTTTATGCAAAATATGGAGTTACAATTTATCAGCGTGGAGATGTCTCAAAAGAGATTACTGCTGTATGTACAGGAGAGAATGCGGGAAAAATTGTTGGCAAGTCAGAAAGTGATCTAGCAAGAATTGCAGTTGGGGCTCCTGTGAATGATGACGATGCGGCCAATAAAAAGTATGTCGTTGATGCTATTGCTTCTGGTGGTTTTGGCGCACTAGATGGGGCTACATTTACTCCATCTGTTTCTTCCGAAGGCGTTTTGAGCTGGACAAACGACAAAGGGAAAACCAATCCTACAAGCGTAAATATTAAAGGGCCAAAAGGCGATGCGTTCACGTATGCTGATTTTACTTCCGAGCAGCTTGCTGCTCTAAAGGGAGAAAAAGGAGATAAAGGCGATCCCGGAGACCCACTGTCTGTTTTAAATGCCTATCCGGTTGGCTCTATTTATATGAGTGTAAATAGCACAAGTCCAAAAACACTCTTCGGAGGCGGCACATGGGTACAGATTCAGGGCAGATTTCTGTTGGCTGCGAGCACGGCCTATAAAGCTGGCACAACAGGTGGCGAAGCAACACATACGTTGACGGAACAAGAAATCCCAAACCACAGACACGTTATTTATGCTCCGAATGATGGTGGTGAGCAAAATGCAGCAATTGGCTTCCCAGAAGCAGGTAGTAAAAACACATACTATGCTGAGGCCAGCAAGACAGAAGCTGCTGGTGGTGGGCAAGCCCACAATAACATGCCACCATACTTGGCTGTATATGTTTGGAAGCGCACAGCTTAACAGTGCAATTAAATACTAAACAAGAAAGGGGTTGAGCAAGTGTCAGGGAAAATCTTTAATACGCGAGTAAAGAATAAACGTGATTCAGTTAGCAATTGGACTGATAAAAATCCAATTTTACTAGATGGCGAAGTAGTGGTTGTTGACAGCACTGATGGTGAAAGCCGATTTAAAATTGGTGATGGGGCAAAGCATTATTCAGAACTCCCATTTCAGGACGAGTATTTGCAGAATGAAATTAATAATAAAGCTGCAATTGAAGCAGGAGTCTACACTGCTGTTGCGTCTAGCTCTGATGGAGTTGCTTACACGTCAACAGTCCCCGGAATTAGCGAGCTGAGTGCAGGTGCGAGTTTTATCATGGTTCCTGACAAGACTAGTGCGAGCAAGGAGCCAACACTAGATGTCAATGGACTCGGTGAAAAAAAAATTCGGCGTAGACTAAGCGCCATTACAACTAGCCTGCAGTCTGGATATAGCAACACTTGGATTTTTGCCAACAAGCCATTTCAAGTTGTGTATGACGGTACTGCTTGGGTTGTAGAAGGCATGGCAAAACCAGTTGGTGCAGACGTATATGGTGCAGTGCCTCAAGCCACGGCAGATGCTTCTGGCAACGTCATTACAGATACATATGCGACAATTGCTATGCTGCAAAGCATGCTCCCAAAAGTGACAACAATTACATTAGCGTCGGGTTGGAATGGTACTGCAAGCCCATATTATCAGGACGTTACGCTTAGTTGTGCTACTGAGACTAGTGTTGTCGATCTTCAGCCAACTCCAACACAGCTTGCGACTTGGCAAGATGAAGGATGGGCATTTACTACTCAAAGTGGCAATGGCACTGTACGAGTTTATGTCGCTGGTGGAAAGCCTAGTGCGTCTATTAATATACAAGTAAAGGTTCAGGAGGTGACTGTTGTATGAGTGGTTTATACGGCAATGCAACAGGCGGATTCTGCAATCCTCAGACTTATATTTTAACAGACGAAAACGGGAAAGAACTCACTGGCGTTTTAGTAGAGAATGTAACAGTCTTTGATGCGACGCCAGAAGATGTTAGACTTGGAAAGACATATGCTGCGGATGAGGGTGTTAAGGTTGGCACAAAGGATATTCCAGCGTATCATACGACAACAGGGGTTGTAGCTATTCCTGCAAATGCGGAATTTAAATTCAGCCTTGAAAAAGAAGACAAATATGATTATACGGAATTAATGGCAATGATAATGCCGTATAACACGACTTCCGAAGCCAGCGTTGCGGTTGAAAAGGTTGTAATTGACGATAAGGTTTATAATGTCGGTTCTACAACGGTTGTATCAACTGTTACAAAAGATTCGGGAAATAAGGAAATCTCTTTTGGAATCACAAATAGGTCTACGCAATCAGTAATTAGGTATTTTACTTATAAGGAGGAATCGTAATGTCAACTAGACGTTATCAATATTGTTATGCAGTAATTGATCCGGCGCTCAATGATATGTGTGTTCAGGTGCAAGATACCACAACGGATTGTAGCGATTTGCCAAATTATATCCCGTTGGAGACATATAATGAGGAATATTTATTTAAGTATTATGATAGAGCCACAGGCAAGTGGTATCTTGAAGCAGAACATGTCAATGAATGGACACCAGATTAACGAATAATAAAAGTTTTCATCTTCTTTAAGGAGGAATTTGTTATGGATGGCACATTTGACCCGACCTATAGCTCTAACCAAATTTGGGTAGATACGAATGTAAATGAATGTTTGACAACTCATTTGGATGACATGGAAGATAATATTTCTTCTTTACAGACCAGTAAGGCAAATGTGAGTCATACCCACAGTGAATATGCGCCTGTGAATCATTCTCATTCTGATTATGCTCTTACGACACATAAGCATTCCGCCTCTGATATTACAAGCGGAGTTCTTCCTATCTCTAACGGCGGGACTGGAGCAAATTCTGTTGCTGGTGTATTAACGAATCTTGGGAATATTGGGAAAGTGTATTCCGTGATGCCAAGTAGCAAGCGTGTCGCAAGGATGGAAATGGTAACGCTCGCTTCATTAACGCTACCTGCAGGTGTTTATGTCATTACTGGGAATCATCAATGGGCAGCAGATGGTGCTGGCTGTATGTACATTTCAAGGATTATGAAGTCAGACGATAGCGTCGTGTATTGCGTCGTGCGGAGTGACATGATTGGTGGCGGTGGAGCTACTGCTGCTGCAGTTGTAGACATTTCAGAAACTACGACTATCAAATATGAGACTTATCATCAATACACTAGTGCAACCAACGCTGAGGCAATTCGTTTTTGCGCTGTCAAGATTAGATAATATCATTTGGGAGGAATTCTTATGAACGGTACATTCGATCCTACATATAGCTCCAATCAGATTTGGATTGACACTAACGTTGACAAATGTCTTACAACTCATTTGGAAGATGTGAGCGTTGCTATTTCGTCTTTGCAGACAGGGAAGGCGGATATTGCCCATGTGCATAGTTATAATGCGCTGACGGATAAGCCAACAATTCCTACTACGCTTCCAGCGAATGGAGGCAACGCGGATACTGTTGACGGCAAACACGCAAGTAGTTTTGCGACAGCGAGCTCTGTTTCTGCAATTCAAAGTTTAGTTAATGGTACTACGGATATTGTAACTGCCGAGGGGACTTCTGGAAATTTGACTTATCGAAAATGGAAAAGTGGGACTTCAGAAGCATGGTATTATGAAGAGCTTGGAGAGCTATCTTTAACTACAGGAATGGCTGGTGGAGTGTACTCTAGCACAGCTTGTAATGGACGTGTTGTGAATTTCCCGTCTGGGCTATTTGTTCGTAAACCATTGGCCGTGAGCAACGTGTATAGCGATGGATATACCTTTAGTCAAGTAGCGGGGGCTGACAGTACTAGATTGATTTATCGCATTTGGTCTCCATATCCTATAACCATTTCTGGAACGGAGATTGTAATTCACATTATTGGAAGTTGGAAGTAACGTTAGGAGGTTTGCAACATGAATGGAACATTTGATCCTATGTATTCAAGTAATAATATCTGGGTAGATACAAATCTTGATGTTTGTTTGACTAATAACTTGGAAAGCATGGTAACAGACATCTCATCCTTGCAAACGAGCAAGGTAGATAAAGTGGACGGCAAGGGATTGTCTTCTAATGATTACACAAACACAGAGAAGAATAAACTTGCTGGTATTGAATCTGGAGCTCAAAAGAATAAAGTAACCGGGGTAAAGGGAAACGCCGAATCTACATATAGGACTGGCAATGTCAACATAACTCCTGTAAATATTGGAGCTGCTGCAAGCACTCATACTCACAATAAGTCTCAAATTTCTGGACTAATTGAGCCGTCTGATTATGTTATTGCTTCTGGTGCTTCTGGACAATGGACATACAGAAAGTGGAATAGTGGGATTTCAGAATGTTGGAGGCAAATTACTGGCACGATTACATATTCTTCTACGTGGAATGGGTTTAAGTTATTTGAAGGGAGTGCTGATTGGCCGTCTGGCATGTTTGTTCAGAACCCTACAGCTCTTTATAATTGCTACATTGGTTCTGGATATGCTATTGCCGCGAGAGGTGGTCTATCAACAACTACAAGATTCAGATGGCAAGCCATTGGAACAGATGGAGATTCTAATGTTGGGTATGTAATATACGTTCACGCAATTGGAAGATGGAAATAAAATCAAATAAAAGGTGCAGAGGCATTAATTCTGCACCTTTCTTATATTGAAAAACAAGGAGGGGATACAAAAAATGTCAACAAAAAAAATACAAATTACAACTCCTATTGTAACCTCAATTAATGGAAAAACCGGTGATGTGACACTTGATGTTTCTGGTAGTAGTGGTAGTATGAAAAAGCTAACGTTCACTGGCGCAGTCACAGGTGAGTATGATGGCAGCAACGATATTAGTGTTGAGATACCAAGCGATATATATATTGTCCAATTTGACACAAATAATATTTTGATTAACAATTTTGATGAACTAGTAAACGCAATAAAGAGTCATAAAATTATAATATTGCTTGCCGAAACCCAATTTAGAGTCATTACTGATGCATACGTTGATCCAACTTCTACAAAGGTTGACTTATCTATAGCAACTACGAATTTGTTTGTTTATATTTCTATTGCAAAAGATACTAAAAAAGCCGAGTTTAGTTATTTGTATTGCTTGGGTATGGAATATGGAGAAGGGTTTAGTTCAAAATCAGGTGTAGTGTACTACGACGAGGCTACAGGGGTATGTTCTACTAAAGATAGTGTTTCTCCAATAGCTACCACATCAACTGCTGGCACAATCAAAGTTGGCAACGGCTTGTCCATCTCCGATGACGGCACTCTGTCTGTCACGACTGCAACATATTACACTGGCACCGCAGATCCAGTTAACACCCTTGGAGCAGACGGTGACTTATACTTGAAAACGGGGGTGTAACAAATGAACGAGCTAATTTATCATACTATCACACCGACAGCGGAGGAAGTCGGCGGGGACTATATGCTAATTCTGACGGCAGACAGCACTATCGAAGAAATTGTTCAGTATATTCTATCCAGCAAAGTAATCTGGTTTTACGATGGAACGTTGTATCATCAAGTATTTGCATTCGAGGACGTCGAAAATGCCATGATCGTATACTACTACAGAACGGATGGAAGTGTAGCGTCGTACCGGGTAGGTGACGGCGCATGAAGGTCGAAGGTCGGCAACTCAAAATCATATATGATAACGCCGCACAATATTTGACGGCAGATAACTGTGCAGTCGGTGTGAAGTCTTACGGTACGGGCGTTGTCATCAAATCTACTGCGAAATCTGGATATGCCATTTTGAATGACGCCGCAAAAGCTGTCCTATTTCCAAATGCTGTAGCAAAACCGGTTAAAGCGGATAGCCGTATCGGTTGCGGCGCGTCCGTAAAAAACAAAAATAATTATTGTAGTTTGGAGTCTGGCGGCACAGAGGTGCATAAGGTGCTGTGTTCGGACGAGGTCGGCGAGCAGGATGGGCTTACCAGCGCGGCGATCACAAGCGCGACGTCTGCGACGACGATCCGGTATCATCTGCACATTGATAACCTTTTTGTTGCAGCCGCTTGCTCTGTCGGTCAGCTTACTCTGTACTTCAAGCGCTATTCCTGTGCGGCGATTGCTAGTGGTAACGGCGTACTTTCCGCTTCCGTTTCTGAAACTGAGCCTTGGGATGGGCAAAACGTTGACTTTTCTGTGAATCTTATTCAAGGAGCTACATGGGTTGGTTGGTATTCAGATGCCGCTTGCACGGATCTTGTAAGCACAGACCAAAATTATTCAATTAATCCAACATCGGATTTAACATTATATGCCAAGGCTACGCATGATGCAGAACTATTTACATGTGCGGCAGTTGCTGGTGCAAATATATCATCTGTTAACATAAGCGACTCAACAGTCCCAGCGAATGGCAGTTGCACATTCTCTGCGATGGCTAATGCTGGATGTGCTTTTGAAGGATGGTATTCAGATGAAAGCTGCACAAACTTAGTGAGCACAGAGAATCCATATACAGCTACTATTATTGCGAATACAACATTGTATGCTAAAGCTCATATCATCAATTTTAATATTAGCGTTGGACAGTCAGAGTATGGATCAGCAGATGTAAATACATCAATAGCTCAATATGGAGATAATGTTACATTTATAGCTACTCCATCATCTCAAAGATATGATTTTTTTGGGTGGTATGCTGATGCCGCATATACAAATTTGGTTTCTCTAGATAATCCTTATAATTGCACTGTGACAACGGATATAAAGTTATATCCTAAATTCGGATTAAAGAATTACAACTTAATTGTACATCCAACAGGGTATGATAAAATCAATTTTAATGGTGTTACAAATATAGAGAACGTTGAAATCCTCTACAAAAATTCTAGCAAAGAAACTTCAACGGACACGGTTGCTATATGGGCTATTGGCGAACTTAATAAAAGCGACAATCCTGCTTCCGTTGGATTTTTTGTTGACGGGGCTAAGTTTTCTAGCATTCCAACTAACGCCACGATTACAAACATCAATGTTTTCATGAAAGTAAAGGCAGATGGTAATACGGGCGCATCTATTACAAGTAACACTTCACGTGGGTTTTATACCGCAAAAAAAGAAATAAACGGCGATAGCTTTTCCTACGCCCAAATTGGTACTACAAAATATAAAGACGTTGTTATAAAGTTGAATGAAGATTCAGAATATTCATACTATTTAACTTATACGATATCTAATGAAGAGGCTGGGAAATGGACTGCTGCTGATTTGAAGTCAGGTAGTTTTTGTATTGTATGGTTAGTTTCTTCACCTAGTATTACTAGTAACGACGGCGTTTGCAAGCACTTGATCCATAACATAGACATTTCAGTTTCTTATACTCTGCCTGAAGAATATACTACATCTACCGCATTGTATTTCAGGTCTAATGGGTCATATAAATCCGTAGCAAGGGTTTACAAAAAAGTATCTGGCGCATGGGTTGAGCAAACAGATGTTGCAAGCCTGTTCGATGGCACGGCGAGTGGAAACTCCACCAACTATGTGTATGGCGGGAGTGTTTAATTAAAATTAACAAAACAAAGTATTAAGAAGGCGTTGGTTTATTCCAGCGCCTTTATTATATATTAAAGGAGGTTGAACGAATGGCAAATAAAATTTTTAATACTCGTATAAAAAACAAAAGAGATACCGAAGCCAACTGGACGAGTAAGAATCCTGTTTTGCTGAATGGTGAAATTATTGTTGTTGATACGGCAAGCGGTGAAACAAGGTTTAAGGTCGGAGATGGTGCGAAGAAGTATTCTCAACTTCCATTTCAAGATGCGGCTACGCTTGGAAACTATGTCCCAACTACGAGGAAGGTCAATAGCAAAGCTCTAAGCTCAGATATCAGCCTGACCGCTTCAGATGTAGGAGCCTTGCCTAGCACGACTACGGCGCTTAAGAATCCTCATGCTTTGACTTTTACTGGTGCTGTTACTGGTAGCTATGATGGTAGCGCAGCTAAGTCAGTGGCGATCCCGTCGGTGGATTCGTCTTTATCTAGTACATCAACAAATGCGATTCAGAACAAGGCGGTTAATACAGCTCTTAGTGGCAAAGCAAGTACTGCTGTTGCTACGACAAGTGCTAATGGTTTAATGTCTTCTAGCGACAAATCAAAATTAGATGGCATTGCCGATGGAGCCAACAAAACGATTATTGATTCTTCTCTAAGCACCACTTCTACCAATCCAGTTCAAAACAAGGTTATCAATACTGCTTTATCTGGGAAGGCTTCCACTTCTGTTGCGACTACGAGTGCTAATGGATTGATGAGTGCGTCTGATAAGACAAAACTCAACGGGATCGCTACTGGCGCAAATAAAACGACTGTTGATTCTGCGTTAAGTACGACCTCGACTAATCCAGTGCAGAATAAGGCGGTTAAGGCTGCTTTGGACAGCAAATTAAATACAAGTGGCGGCACGCTGACCGGGAACCTTAGTGGGCAATACATCACCGGTACATGGCTGCAATCCACAGCGGCGACTGATCTGGGCAAAACGCCGGGTAAGATCGCGGTGCTGGACGAAAGCGGCTGGGTGTACTATCGCACGCCAGAGGAGATTAAGACAGATATTAGCGTAGACACGAAGACAATTATTGACACAATTTATCCAGTCGGATCAATTTATATAACGTTAAATCAAACATCCCCATCAAGACTATTTCCGGGAACATATTGGAAACAAATTAAAAATAGGTTTTTATTATCTGCAAGTTCAACATATTCTGCTCTGTCTGTCGACGGCGAGGCTACACACACGCTGACCGAAAATGAAATCCCGGCACACCAGCACAGCATTTGGTTTCCAAACGAGGGCGGCGAGCAGAGCGCGGCAATCGGCTACCCGGAGGCTGGCAGCAAAAACACATACTATGCTGAGGCCAGCAAAACGTCCAGTGCTGGCGGTGGAGGCGCACACAATAACATGCCTCCGTACTTGGCCGTATATATGTGGGAAAGAGTTTACCAAACGCAAGCAAGTGGAAGCTATAACGAGGATGTTTACTTTCTTTATGGAGACAAATAAATTTATAGGAGGAATAAAATTATGGAAATGTTAACTCTAATTATCTCTTTATCAATTATTATGTGGTACATTATTGATCGTTTCAAGGAAATGTGGGAAGGTACAAAGTATGGCAAGTATATCACTATGGCTGTTTCTGCAGTGTTCGCATTCGCCATTTCTTTCGGCTTTGGCGTAGATATTATTCTTGCTCTAGGTCTTGTGCAGGAGGGCTCTGTGATTGGCACAGTGATTACCGCACTTGCTCTAATGTCTGGCAGCTCTGCTGTCTCTGAAATCATTGAAAGAGTTAAGGGCGGACAGTAATATATTGAGGTGATTTAAATGGAAATTATTGAAGCGTTTGCGACACAAAATAAATGTTATAAGATTGGTTCAACATTTACTCCAAGTGGTTTGATGTTGCATAGCGTTGGATGTCCACAGCCTAGTGCTGCGGTGTTTGCTCGTAACTTTAACCAGTATCAGCCGGGTGGTCAATCAGTTTGCGTACACGCATTTATTCAGGCAGATGGCTCTGTATATCAGACATTGCCTTGGTGGATGCGAGCATGGCACTGCGGCGGTGCAGCGAATAATACGCATATTGGCGTGGAAATGACTGAGCCGAGCTCTGGAATGAGCTATGCTGAGGCGGCTGAACAGATTGCTGGAACATATCATGCAGCCGTAGAACTGTTCGCGCAGCTTTGTAATACTTATGGTCTTGACCCACTAGATGACGGCGTGATTATTGGTCACGCAGAAGGTCATCGCAGAGGTGTGGCCAGCAACCATGCAGACCCAGAGCTTTTGTGGAACACATATGGCATGGGTTATACCATGGATGGGTTCCGTCAGGATGTATATGAGTCCATGAACAAAAATAATGGAAATGATGAAGAGGAGGAAGACGTAATGAGATACAATACTATTGATGATATCCCTAGCTGGGCAAGAGGAACTATTAGTGATATGATTGATGAAGGTTTAATTTCTGGCACTGGTGGAGGCAATCTTGATTTGTCTGCTGATATGATACGTATGCTGTATGTCATGAAGCATATGTTTGATGCATGCAATAAGCATTATGAGACAATCGAAGATATCCCATCTTGGGCGCGTGACACCGTGCAGCATTTAATCGACACTGGTGCAATTGCTGGCACTGGTAATGGCAAACTAGATATATCATATGATATGCTGCGCATGTTGGTTGTCTGTCAGAGAATGTTTGATTCTAATCATAGTACGGACAATAAAGAGAATTAATTTTATAAACAAATAGCCTATATGAAGTAGTTATATGGGCGAGGGAGTGTAGCAATACACTCCCTCATTTTTTATGGACAAAAAGGAGGGATAATATGAAAAAATTAAAAGGTTTTGATGTGAGCGAATGGCAAGGACAAATTGATTGGGATGCAGTAAAAAAGGATGAAATTGATTTTGCAATTCTTCGCTGTGGCTATGGAATGAACTTAGAAGAACAAGATGATATTTGGTTTAAAAGGAATGCTTTAGAATGCGAAAGAGTTGGTATACCTTATGGTGTGTATCTGTACAGTTATGCAGATACAGTAGAAAAAGCTGCTTCGGAAGCAACACATGTACTTAGATTGATAAAAGGTCGTAAACTTGAATATCCCGTTTATTATGATTTAGAAGACGTTAATACTACTGGGAAATGTAGTCAAGATTTAATTCTTCAAATGTCTAAAAAATTTGTTGGCATTTTAGAAGACGCTGGTTATTGGGTTGGTATTTATGCCAATTTATATTGGAATGAGGCATATCTGACTGATTCTTGGTATGACACTAAGGCAAGATGGATTGCTCAATATAATTCTGAATGTCAGTATAACAAGGACTATGGAATTTGGCAGTATTCTAGTTCTGGAATTGTCAATGGTATTTCTGGATGCGTTGATATGAACATTTCTTATTTTGATTATCCTGCATTGATTAGAGAAGCTGGTAAAAATGGATTGACTTTTTCGCAAAGTCAAACAGAAACAGTTTATACTGTAAAATCTGGTGACACTCTTTCTGACATTGCCACAAAATATGGCATTACATATCAACAACTTGCTTCCTACAATGGAATTTCTGATCCTAATGTTATTTATATAGGACAAAAGATTCTTGTTCCAAATACGGAATCAGTTGTTGCTTCAGGTAAAACATTAGATGAAATTGTATTGGAGGTATATCGAGGCGAATGGGGAAATGGTTTAGAACGTCAAGCACGCCTTGAAGCAGCGGGATATGACTATCAAATAGTACAAAACAGAGTAGATGCTCTATACAGTTAATAACAAAAAATTGTATATCGTAGTTTAAAGGAGAAGCCACATGGTTTCTTCTTTTTATATTTAAAATTAGTGTAAATATGAATCTCTCGGAAAGGAGGAATTGTTATGCGTGTCATAAGTTTTGATCAAAGCACACGTCGTTCTGGTTATGCCATATTTGAAAACGGTCAATATATAGAATCTGGCGTTGTTGATATGAACAAGAGCAAATTAGAAACAGATAAAAGATCTTTTGAAATGGCGAAAGAACTTTGGAAGGTTATTAAAAAGTATAAACCAGAGAAACTTGTTCTAGAAAATGTGCAACAACAATCGAACCCAGCGACTATGATAATTTTGGCAAGATTGGCTGGTATGATAATTGGTTATGCGGAAGCTCATAATGTCAATGTGCATATTTTGTTGCCAAGCCAATGGCGCAAAGCATTAGGATATTCTCAGGGGGCGAAAGTAAAACGCCAAGAGCTTAAGCAACAGAGTATTGATTATGTAAAAGAAAATTTTGGTCTTGATCTATCAGAAGATGAATGTGAAGCAATTTGCATAGGAGTTGCGGCGCATAAAATTTATAATTTCGCCAACGAAGAAGTTTGGGGCGAAGATTAAATACGAAAATTAATAACAAAACGTTATTTAATATATAAAATTTTGAATAAAAATGGAGGAACAATTATGAAAGTTAATACATTTGTTAAGAAGGTTAAAGAAGGACAGTTCAACAATGCAGCAGATATGATTAAGGCTTGGTATATTCCAATTCAGACTAAACATGATATTGCATTACGTATTTTAGAAAAATGTTCTGCGGACAATAATGGCTATTTCTATGTGGACGATTTTGAAAAAAATATTTATTTTTCTATGTTTGCGTTCAATGCCTACACAGGCGTAGAGATTGGCGAAGATTTTGAAGCACTGCTAAAGGAGTATGACATGCTATGCAGCAATGATATTTTAGACACAGTTGAGCAACTGTGCAGGAAGGATTACAACCATGTCGAGGAAGTGCTGCATTATGAAGAGAAAAAATTAATGCGTCAGAATTCAATTGAGGCTTCGTTTGCGCAGATGGCTAATGGAATTAGTTCAAGCCTGACAACTTTAGCAGATGCTCTTGCTAAGAAGGTTGATGGTTTCGATATCAATAGCATCCTTCCAGAAGGTGCAGATATTGATGAGCTTTTAAGCACACTTGATAAATTAAAATAATTATTTTATAGGAGTTGATGGCATATGGCCGCAGAAGCTGCTTTTATGGCATTGGTTATCAAACATGATAAAAACGAGATTAATCGTATCATTCAAAAAGGGATCAATGATTATGCAAGATTTTTAACGAACATTGCGTCAGATATTTATGACAGTTGCATTCAAGATTATTATGCGAAATACACACCTACCGTTTATACGCGACATGGAAACATTGGAGGATTTAACCTCTATCGAGCAAATGCCATTGAATTGGATGGCCCTATGCTGTCAATAGATTTCAATGAAGGGAATTTGCTTCCATATGGAACGTCTGACGATATGAGGGCGACAGTTTTAAATAATGTAATGAATGGTATTAGAGGTTCAAATGTAAGAACAAAAACAAGGCGAAAATGGCCGATGGAATGGAGAACTTCTTATCCAAACAATTTTTCAATGTATAAAGGGGTCTGGAGCAGTGGAGCGTCAACTATTGATTCTATATTTGATGACTTTGTTGCGAATGTGTTGACAGACACATACGATACACTTTGGGATTTTATAGGTAAATATATTTGAGGGGAGGGATTTTAAATGAATGGTAAAGAATTAGACCTTAGTAAGATTGCTGACCTAATTGCTAAGACAGCCGATAGTGCAAGAGATAAATTAGAGAATCAGTCAGATAAAATGTATAACGTTGGCGAAGACGCAATTTCGGCCATTGGTGAAGGTGCGTTGTCTGGAGCTAAAAGCGCGGCGAAAAACATCGAAGCGGCAGGAGATATTATTACTGCGAAATATCAAAAGGTACTTGATGAAATTAATAGAAGCGGCAAAAAGAAAAGTGATATCTCTAGCTTGTTTGCTACTATTACCCAAATAAAACGTTCAGATTTGAACTCGTTTAATGCATTAAAAGATGAATTAAAAGACATAAAAGCTATGTTTACTGACGTTGGGGAAGTCAAGGGACTTGATGCAATATTAAAGCAGTATGGAAAAACTGCGGATAAGCTTAAGAGCATTGACTTTGGTTTTGGTAGTGCTTTTGTTGCAAGGGGGCGTACTGTTGGTACAACGAGTACAACACAAGAAGCAGAAAACACAAAAGTAAAAGCTATCACGTCGGACAAACAACAACAAGTAGAATTAAATGAAAAATTAGCTGCGTCTGAAAAAAGGGTTGCGGATACAACAAAAGAAGCTTCCAGTGATGTAGAGAAGCATTTAAATAAAGCGATTCAAGTACAGAAAGATTGGTTAAGTTATCTCGACCGCGTGTTAGATGACGATAATTTTAAATCTTCTGGAAAAAGAGATGCCACTACAAAACTAAAGGCCAGAACGCAGGCGCTTATTCAGCAAAGAAAGAATCCGGACAATAGCAAGCAGTATGCCAATGAAATGGCAGAAGTTGCGTGGCAAAAAGCCTATGATGAGGCAAAAAGACAGGGCGTTGCAGATAGTACTTTAACTAGATACCAAACAGATGCAGGAATGAATTATGAGCGCAATCTTGGTGTTTTGAAAGAAGAAAAGGCTCTTAGGGCGGAACTTCTAGGCCAAGCAGAAGCGGAGCTTGCTACCGTTCAACGAACAACCACGGAATTAAATGCAGAGAATGCAGAGCTTAGTAAACAAGCAAAAATAGTGAACTCCCCAGAGGATATGAAAAAATTCCAAGAAGAATGGGGGAAAGCGGCGAAGAACCATTCTCCTGAAGATTTTGGAAAGCGCTATGGATATTTGATGGAGGCTGTCACTGGTGACTCACCAACAATGAGCGCTGTTGATGCAATGAATGAACTTATTGCTAAGGAGCAAGAGTGGAGAGCGGAACAAGAAGCATCCTTAGCAGCAAGTAAGAAAAAAGGAGAAGAATTTAAAACATTTTCTACTGCTGCAGCAGAATATCAGGATGTTATATTCTCTTCTAAGTCATTAACGCAAGAATATACTAATATACTTCAATCAATTTCTGATGGCTCAATGTCTGCGACAGAAGGAATTGAAGCTCTTAAATCTGCGATTGAAAGATACAACACAGAAATTGGAGAATCAGCTCCTGCCACTCAGCAACAGAGTGAAGCAGAGGCGTCGGGAGTTCAAGCTGCGACTGAGAGCGCAGAGGCACACAGGGATGCGGCAGAGGCTGTGGCACAAGAAGCTGAGGCACTTGATAACCTTTCCAATAAGCAGAATAAATATTCATTAACCAAACAAGACTATTCAAATATCCTCGAACAATCTGGAGCTAATGGGCTGATTGGTGGCTCAAATTCGTCACAAAAAGAAATACGATCATATTTGCTTGACATAGTAAACGGTGTTTTTAACGAAAACGATCAGCAAATGACCAATGCAGCGGAAAACCTATTTTCAAAGCTTGAAGAAATTGGTCGTGGCAAAACTAAGAATCCAAACAAAGATAACGTGTATGCAACAGTATATGATTTTTTAAAGAATATAACAGTTCATATTCCAGACAATATGGAGAGCTCGTATCAGCAAGAGTTTCAAGATGAATGGAAGACAATTAAACGTAAGTTTGGAGGAAACTCAAAATTTAAGGTAAAAGTTGGAGGTTCTGGATATAACCCAGATACTTTGTATCAAGAGTTGCAAGAAATGTTTCCGGGGTTGTTTTCTGAGCAAACTTCGAACGAATTTGAGCAACTTCGTCAGATATTAGATGTTGCACAAAAAGGAAAAGCGGCAAGCAAGGAGCCACAAACAATAATAGAGCCTTTACATGCTGAAGATTGGCAGATTATAACAAAAATAGTTGGGCAGCTTGTTGCATATGCGCAGACATTTAAAAAGCAGTGTGACGAAGCGGGGAGCGGTGCTCAGGTTATTGCTACAGAATCAGAGCGAGCAGCAGATGCGATGGAGAGACAGTCAAATGCTTCTCGACAGGTCGCTGACAATCTTGGTGATGAAGAAAATGTTATATCTCCTATTGGTACTGGGTTGGATGATAAAAAAGCAAGAGAAACAATTTCAAACTCGAAAAAGCCAACTCTTAGCGCAACCTCATTTAATAACATTACTGACAATGCGCAATTACAAACTGCATTTCAGTCTATTATTCAAGACATAGAACAACAAAGCATGACGCTTGTTAGAAGCGACATATTAGATTCAATTGATAAAAATGGTGTTGGTACACTAAAATTTGTTAGTGATGACATGAACAACATTCTTGTTCAAACATGGAAAATGATAGATGGCCAGTTGACATTGGCATCAGAAAAATATACGTCCATTTTTAAGGAGTCAGAACTATTTGACGTAGAAGACCGTAAAAAAGTGGCTCAAGCTCAGGCTCAGACTTTAAGGACGCAATTTAAAGGTTTTGCAGATGATCCTAATTATTCTGGCATCATTAGTGGTGTTGAGACAGCGGCAGATGATATTTTCGATGCAGCTTCGTTTAAGAAATTCCAAACAGAATTGGCTGCAGCTAGAGAAGCATTAAAACAGTTAAAAACAGAAATGTCATCGTCTGGTTCTTTAGACCCACTTGCAGCGGCAGAAAAACAATTAAACAATCTCCCATTTAAGATTGAAAAAATAAAAACGGAATATAAGTCGCTTAAAGAATTTGACACTAAGGATATCGTTGGAGCAGAAGGTGTAGACGTAGAAAGCTTGATGCAATCTCTGCAAAGCGGAATGGACAGTTTTAACGACAGTACAAAAAGTGTTTCTGAAAGGCTTTCATCGTTTAAGGATATTATAAAAATATTCGGACAACTTGAAGCGCTTATGTCTGCTCTTCGTGCGAAGTCAACAGATTCTAATAAATCGTTCACACCAATTTTAAAAGCATATAAAGAATTATTAAAATTACAAGAAGAACAAAAGCAAGCAGAAGTTTCTGGGGCGACAGATGAGAAGAAAGGTTTAATCTCTGATAATATCAAGACCAAGATAGAACAACTCAAGCAACTTGGTATTGACATTGAGGATATTACTAAGAACACTAACTTAACAACTGAGCAAAGGAATAAATTATTAAAAGAGCAAGAAGAATCACTTGCAAGAATCAAAAAAATTGAAGTTGATGCGGCCAATTCACAAGCGCAAAAAGAGAAAAGACAGTCTTTGAATTATGGAAAAGGTGTATTTAATTCAGAAACAAAGAAAAGGGATAATCTGGTTACAACTTATGATTCTATAAATGAGAATTCTGGAGCATCTGCTGGGCTAACTGCCGCGATGGACGCATATATTGCAAAATATAATAAGTTTGAGAAGGCACGTCAAAAGATTGCTGATCCCACTACAGATGTCACTAAAGCAGATAGAGATGCTTTTAATAAAGCAAAGCTGGAAGTAGAAAAGGCACGAGAAGCAGTTGAAACGTATACTAAATCTTATTCTAAACTTGAGCAAGCACAGAATGATAAAACTCTTCTTGGAATGGCTGATACGGCAGATCCTGCTAAATTACAAAACTCTGTTGCTGCATTAAAGGAATATGGAGCAGAAATATCTAATGGAAAACTCCACGTAACAGGATTTAACAAAACTGCTACGGAGATGTATGGCACTATTGATAGAGGCAAGGGAGTTATTGACCAAGTTACTGTCGCATTAGAATCAGGTACTGGGACGCTATATGCATATAGGACGGCAACTAAAGAAGTAGGCACAGTATGGGAGCAGTTTAAAGGTTCGTTGTCGAGAAAGTCAAAGGAGCTTACATCTTATATAGTTGGTGGCGGTAGCATTTATGGTGCTATCAATCAAGTTAGAAAAGGCATTACATATGTAAAAGAGATTGATGCGGCATTAACTGAACTGAAAAAAGTTACTGATGAAACTGACGAGACGTATTCAGATTTCTTAAAAACTATGTCTCAAACTGGTGCCGAGATTGGAGCAACTACAAAAGATTTAACGAACATGGCTGCGAACTGGGCAAGGCTCGGTTATTCTATTAAAGAAGCAGGAGAACTGGCGAAGAGTACAGCGGTTCTGTTAAACGTATCTGAATTTACTGATGCTGATAGTGCAACTGAGGCGCTAATTAGCACCATGCAAGCATTTGGCTATGTTGCAGATGACAGTATGCACGTTGTCGATGTGCTTAACGAGGTTGGTAACAATTACGCCGTATCAAGTGACGGCTTGGCAACTGCACTACAAGATTCCGCAAGCTCATTAATGGCCGCTGGCAACACCTTGGAACAAAGTGTTGCCATGGTAGCTGCAGCAAATAAAGTACTTCAGGATCCTTCAAGTGTAGGCAGTGCTCTTCGTACAATTTCGTTGAGAATTCGAGGAACTAGTACAAAAGTGTAAAATTTTTGCACCCCTATATGGTGACATATAGGTAAACAATCTGCTCAAAACGGGGAAACTCCAGAAGTGGACAATCCCGTGGGGAATTTTTTCTAAATTATTTAAATTCAATATAAGGAGGTGAAAAATATGTCTCGTAAACGAACCAATGAAGAATTTTTATCTGAAATTAAAAAATTAAATCCCACATACAATATTCTAACCGAATATATTAATTGTGACACAAATGTGGTGTGCCATTGTAACATTCATAACGTTGATTTTAATTCTACTCCATATAACTTATTAAAAGGTAAAATTGGATGTGAGTCATGTAGACGTGAAAAAATTAGTAAAAAGAATAGGCGAACGAAAGATGATTTTAAAAATCGTTTATTTAATATAAATTCAAATATAGAAGTTGTTGGAGAATATACGCAATGTAAAAATAACATAGAATGTAAATGTAAAATACATGATGAAATATTTTTTGCAACTCCGGATCATTTGATTCAAGGCAAAATTGGATGTCAACAATGTATTCAAGACAAATATCATGCTGGTGGTTTAAAGTCTCATGAACAATTTGTTAATGAAATCAAGTCCGTTCATCCTGATATTCAAATTATTGGAAAGTATGATGGGGCTAAGACAAGGATTGATGTACAATGTATGGAATGTGGGCATAAATGGAACCCAGTAGCTTCTTCTTTAATATCTGGGTTTGGATGTCCAAATTGTGTATCTTCTCATGGCGAGAAACGTATTAAAGATTTTTTAGATAATCAAAACATTGATTATGAGTATCAGAAAAAATTTAATCAATTGAAAGGCGTTGGCGGAGGGCTATTATCTTATGATTTCTATTTAACTAAATACAATTTGCTTATAGAATATCAAGGCGAATTTCATGATGGAACCGCATGGCAACAAACAGAAATTGATTTTTTACGTCAACAAGAACATGACAAAAGAAAAAAGAATTATGCCAACATGAATAATATTTTGTTGTTGGAAATATGGTATTGGGACTATAATAATATAGAGCAAATTTTGGACAAAACAATAAATAATTTAGAAAACTCCGTAGAGATCACAGCATTATAAGTAATTATAGTGCGTATGCAGATTATCTCATTTTTTGAGATAAAGGTATGATCCGCTCTGCACATATAACTTAATAATGAAAGTGCAGAATCAGGCAGAAATGACCTGATCCTTTTTATTTTTTTGATAAAAAGAGTAACAAAAGGTAGAAGAAATTGGCGAGGAAACTGATGGCGTTATCGAGAGCGTTAGTAAACTCCAAGCCAAAGTTAAAGGATTAAGTGGCGTCGATATTCTAACTGACACAGGCGCTTATAAAGATACCTATACTATTATCAAAGAGATTGCAGAAGTATGGGATCAAATGAGCGATATTGATCAAGCAGCATTGCTTGAATTGCTTGCAGGCAAGAATAGGTCAAATGCTATGGCCGCGCTCATCGGCAACCTAGATGATCTTGAGGGCGCGTATGAAACCGCAATGGACGCGCAAGGTTCAGCAGAAGCAGAAAACGAAAAGTATCTCAACAGCATTCAAGGAAAAGTTGACTTATTTACGAATGCGCTACAGACGATGTGGACTCATTTTATAGACTCCAGTGTCATAAAATTCATCGTAGATGTTGGCACAGGTCTTGTACAATTAGCTGACGACCTAGGTATCGTTGGCACCGCTATAACGGCTGTTGTTGCAAAACTAGCGCTTACAAAAGGCTTTTCTGAATTAAAAAATACAATTAATGATGTTAAAACTGCATTTAGCACTGCTATGAATGTAGCCAAAGGTGCGGTGTCTACAATTTCCTCTTTTAATGGGGAAGGCTTGATGAGTTTTCTCGGTGGAAAAATAGAAACATCAAATATTACAGGAATAATACAGGCAATTAATGCGGAAATTGCAGCACAAGGGTCGTTAAACAAAGAGTTGGCCAGTCAGATATTGCTAAAAAATGGAGTTAAAGCCGAGGATATTGAAGGCGCTTTAGCCGCCATGGGTTATACCAGTGCAAATGGTGGGCTGGCTTTATCTTTTGAAGCTGTTGGTGCAGGGATAAAAAAGGCAGCAGCGGCGTTTTTGGCAAGCCCATTTGGAAAATTTGCTCTTATTGCAGTAGGTATTGCGGGTATTGTGTGGGCGCTAGATCAACTTATTACGACTCATGACGAGTATGTAGACAAATTAAAAGAAACAAGCGATGAGATATCTGATGTTAGAAGTGATATTAAATCATTAAACAGTGAGCTTGAGACCACACAAGAGCGCATAAATGAACTTAACAGTAAAGATAATCTTTCTTTTACAGAAAAAGAAGAATTAAAGAATCTAAAGGCACAAAATGCAGAGCTAGAACGTTCAATTGAGCTTGATAAGAAAAAAGAAAAATCTTTACAGAAAAAAGCTGCCAAACAATTGGATAATGGTGTAAAGACAGATTCAACTCTTCAGAGTGGCGCGTCAAATAGTATCAATGGCCCCGGAGCGGCTGCATCTGCTGCAGAAGCAGGGGCATATTATCAGAGCAATGCTTTTGCATTTAATGGAATAGATAATCAAATTGTTCGATATCAAAAAGCCAAAGAAGCGCTGGACAATGCAGAGAAAGAATTTGCCGACCTTGGTGATGATGCAACTGAGAGCCAAATCAGTAAAGCACAGAAGAAAGTTGAACAGCAAAAAGCGGCATTGGAATCTGCAGAGACTGCTATAACAAACACGATGAAAAAACTCGATGACGACTATCTGAGTCAAGAAGGCGTCGAATGGCAGTATGGCGATCCTGACGAGCTAGAAGATTGGCAAAAGCAAATGAACGCCAATTTGAAGATCATTTATGATGCACAAGACAAATTGGCAATCGCTAGTGACACGACAGGAAAGGCAATCGAATCAGCCTTTAGTCGAGTGTCTTTGCAGACAGAATTCGAAGATGAATTAAAAACAATTCAGGAGACGGCAGGAGTTACCGGAGAGTCCTTAAAGAATATGCTCTCGTTTAACGAAGATGACACTTTAGACACTTCCGCTAATGGCATGAGTGCTTTTGCTCAGGCTTTAATGGATTGTGGTGTAATTGCTGATACTTCTGCAGAAGAGCTACAAAAGGTTGTAGACTTAGCGGTCGAGCTTGGAGACAACACATCTGAGGCGGCAGTAGCAAATCAAAAACTTGCACGTTCACAAAAAAGGTTACAATATTACAAACAATATAAAGAGCTGAACGGGTACGTTAATTCTCTAAAAAAAGCGGGCAAAAATGCTAGCAATCTTACTGATGAACAAAAAAAGTTAATATCTTCAATGAGTCAAAACCTACAAGCACTTGCAAAAGAAATTGATGCATATGATATTCTTGGAGCGCAGATAGAAGAGGCGAAACAGGCGTTTGAAGATTTTGAAAAGGCGAAAGAGTCTGACGAGAATACAGATTACGCAAGTACTGCAGGTGAAATGCTGCAGACCGTAATTGAAGGATTCCAAAGTGCTGAAATGGGCACCGAGGCATTTAAGTCTGCGTTTACAGGTCTAATTCCAGAGAGTGTATATAAAGATTTAGATACTCTAGAAGAAAAATATACAGCAGCAGCACAATATATAAGCGAGGATCTTAGTAAATACTTTACAATCAAGTATGATGATGAAGGTGCGCTTGAAAGTGTCGAAGTCACTACAAAGAATATTGAGACATTCATGGAGGAAGCTCAATCTAAAGGGTTGGCCACATTTGAAAATGGACAGTGGACAATTTTAGAAAATAATTTCAAGAAGTTTGCTTCTGAGATGGGCATAACAACATCCGCCCTAGTTGCCTTTGGAGAACAGGCAGACAAGATTGACGCGGATTGGATCATGGGAGACTATAGTAGCTTCTTTGATATTTTTGATATGGACACCGAGTCAAATATTGATAAGATTACAAGAAGCCTTGCTAATTTAGATTTGCAATTGCTAAATGGTCAGATTAACGTTAACGATTATGCGCAAGAGTATGCAAAATTACAAGATGAATTGGCTTCAGAAAAAGCAAATGCAGTAAGTGACATTGTTGAATATGATAATACTACAAAAGAAATTGATAGTCTTAAAACTCAGCTCCAAGAAGCGACAAACAAACTAAATGAATTAAAAACGCGCGGAGCTTCTGAAGATCAGATTACAGATGCCGCTAATGAAGCAGGCGAAATAGCTAAAAATTTACAGGAAGCTATTAAAAAGAAAGCGGATCTTTGCCAACCTTCCGAGATGCTTGTAGAGGTTGCACTAGAAGACATCCAAGCAACAAAAGACAGAATAACTGCAGAGCTAGGCACGATAGACGCGAACCTTCAGTTGACAACTACTGACAAAGACGGCAATGAACAAATTAATAGTAGTATAATTAAGCAGCTTGATGATGGTACGTACACTATAAATGTTGACGCAAATCTTTCAGATGAGGCAAAGGCAAAAGTTCAAGAATATGTTGATGCATTAAATAGTGAGGTGCAGATCAATCAATATGTGACTGGAACGCAAGATGCTACTACTGATGCAGAAAACTTAAAGCAAACCTATAATGATTTATCTGAAGTCATTGAAAATCTTCCTGACGTGAGCATTAGCACTGTAGCTGCGCAGGCTGCAGTAAATACTCTAAAGACAAGAGTTGACAAACTAAAGACAGCAATTGAAGATCTTCCGAAAGATGTTACAATCACTACTACAAACGTAAATAGGACTGTAACTGCTGGAGTAGGAGGCGGCGGACTTTCCGGAGCATTCAGTTTAAATGGAAATGCACATTTTGACGGCGTAGCCAATGCTTCAGGCACTTTAGGGGCGGAAAAAACCGAAACGTCTCTTGTTGGCGAGCTGGGCCCAGAGATGCGTGTACGTGGCAATCGTTGGGAACTAATTGGCGAAAATGGCGCAGAATTTACTGATGTTAAAAAGGGCGATATTATTTTCAACCACAAACAAACCGAGCAACTCATGAAAAATGGTTATGTTAATGGTCGAGGAAAGGCATATGCGAATGGTACAAACAATACTTTCGCGTCGCGTGGTAGCTCTATTGATTATGAGAAATGCATTAAACTCTTAGATCAGTATGAGAAAGATGTTGCTCAGGCCACAAAAGAAAGTAATGATTATATTTCGAAGCTTGATGATAGATATAAGAAATATGGCAATATCGATAATGTCGATAGGAATATAGTACTTTGGAATGATGAAAATCTAAATAAATATTCTGCATATATCGAAAGCATGGCAAATCTATATGATATGTCTGCTAAAGACTTTGCTGACGATTTGGCCGGAAGCTGGTCTACAGTTCTAGGCGCGGCAGATAGATTTGAATTCAATGGACAGTCTATGGAAGTTGCATATTCTCAAATGCTTAATGACGGGGCTGATACTAAGCTCCTAACATATGAAGAACTTGAGAATTACATGTATGACCTGATGCAGCGCTCTATGGTTAATGGCTCTGTTGATCCAAATAAGATGGTAGAGCTTGATTCTAATGGCATTGTTGAAGACATTCAGGGAGAAATGGTTCTCGTTAAAGATCTTTTGGCAGGAGTTGAAGGGCAACTCGTTGATGGTATTAAACTGTCAAAAGAAGACATCCAGACAATGGCCGGGGACTTGACTAATAGTTCGTCCATATATAGCGGGTACTCAATGCACGACATACAAGAGAACACGCTATGGAAAGATGCTGTCGCGAACTATGGAATGGGCGGAAGTGCGTTTGTTGAGTTAGAGGCAGAAGCAGAATCTTATGGCTTAACTCTCGATGAGCTCATAGCAAAGACAGAAGCATATAGAGAGACAACGCAGACTCCATTGCAGCAAGATGTAAATGTTGGTGCAACTATAGACGCGGAAGGTGTTGCACAAAAAATTTATTCAGTATTTTCCAATATATTCTCAACCATTTCTTCGTGGTTTAGTAATTTGTTCTCTGGAGGAGATTCAGGCAATGAAGAAGATGGGGCTTCTCATGCCTTCGGAAGCGATGGTTTAAAAACCAGTGAGCACAACGCTTTAGTTGGCGAGCTCGGAGAAGAAACTGTTGTAAATCCGAACACAGGAGAATATTATACGGTTGGTGCACGTGGTGCTGAACTTGTAGACCTTCCAAAGGATGCTATTATCTTCAATCATGAGCAAACCAAAGCCTTGTTCAAAAATGGATATATTACTTCTCGTGGCAAATCGTTGGCACGTGGTAATGCCCACGCGGGAGTAAGTGGAACAATCTTTACTAAGTATGCAACTGTTAGTGGATATGGCGGAACAGTACCAGACTGGTTTGGTCATTCTAGTATCCTTGGAGATATTAGTAGCGCTGCAGATGCAACGTCTGACGCAGCAGGGGATGTATCAGACGCAGCAGATGACGCAGAGCAAACAATTGACTTTATTGAGTATAGACTGGATGAAATTGAAAATTCTATTACAAATATGACAGATAGAATTGAAAATTTCCTAGATGACACTTCGCAGACAAATGAAAAGAATAGTCTGTATGAAGGATTAATTGATGCAGAAAAGCAAAAAGCGTCTACTTATCTTCATGCAGCAGAACTATATAACAAAAAAGCTGCAGAACTATTGTCAGAAGTCCCAGCCGAGTATCAAGAAATGGCGAAGAATGGCGCTATCGCGATTAAAGACTTTATCGGAGAAAGCGAAGGCGAAATTGCTGACGCCATCGAAGAATATCGTACATGGTCTACAAAAGCAGAAGACGCAGAGAATAGCTATCTAGAATCTATTGCTGAAATTTCCGCTAAACGTCTTGAACAGCTCAAGGATATTGCCGATGACTTTGAGAATATCGTTGGTTTAGTCGAACAACACTCAAACCTCATTCAGGCCGAGATGGATCTTCTTGACGAAGCGGGAGAAAGACTTTCTGAAAACTTCTATCAAGAATTAATGAAAGACTCTCAGAAGCAAATTGAAGACCTAAATAACAAACGTGCTTCGCTACAAAGTATCCTAGATCAAGCTGTTGCTTCTGGAGATGTTAGAGTTGGAACTGATGATTGGTATGAAATGGTTAACGCCATTTATGACGTTGACGACTCAATCCTTTCATGTAAGAAAGATATCGAAGGCTTCCAGAATAGTATTAATGACCTTTACTGGGATAATCTTGATAAGTTAATTGATAAGATTGATAATGTTGATTCTGAACTTTCTCATTTGTATAACCTTGTCTCCGATGAAGAGAAAGTAGTAGACGAATTCGGCAATTGGACTAAAGATGGCGTGACTGCTCTTGGTCTACTTGCACAGCAGTTAGAAGCCGCGAACTTTAAAGTTGAGCAATATGGTGAAGCAATTGCTCGTCTTGAAAAGGACTATGCTGCTGGGCTATATAGTACGGACGAGTATAACGAGAAACTTGCCGAGCTTAAAGAGAATCAATGGGATGCAATTGAGGCGCAAGAGGCCGCGAAGAAGTCTATTATTGATTTGAATAAAACTCGTGTTCAAGCTGTCAAGGACGGACTGCAAAAAGAAATAGACAGTTTTTCAGAATTAATAGACAAAAAGAAAGAGGAACTTAGCCTCCAAAAAGAAGCAAATGATTTTTCCAAGCAAGTCGCGGAGCAGCAGAAGAATATCGCGGACATTCAAAAGAGGCTTGCAGTAATTTCTGGCGACAATTCAGCGTCCGCGATTGCACAGAAGAAAAAGCTTCAAGCCGAACTGCAGCAAGCACAAGATGAGTTGAACGACCTGTATTATGATCATAGTATCGAAAAACAGCAAGAAGCTCTTGACAAGTCTCTAGAGAACTATCAAGACAATAAGCAAGACGAAATGGATGCTCTTGATGAATCGCTTAAGAACGAGAATCAAGTCATTCAAGATAGTTATGCGGTTATTGCTGCCAATACAGATTCGTTAGCACAAAACTTGTCTGAAATCGCAGACAAGTATGGAATCACTCTTTCTGACTCTGTAACTAAACCTTGGTTAGAAGGCGTAGATGCCATTGGCACTTATCAGGAGCAATTAGACACTTCTGCGAGCGCATTTACTGAGCAATTACGCGCATTAAAACAAGAGCTTGTAGATTTACAAGTTGAAGCTGATAAGACCGCAGATAGCATAATCAAAGCCACAAATAGCAAGAAGAATTCGACTGAGAGTGCGAAGTACACTCCGCCAACTCCTTCGACTCCACAGCAGTCCCCAGCTACTGAACCATCCACTCCAGCAGCCCCGACTAAGGGTTCGTCTGTAACTGTTAAGAGTTCCGCAACGCATTTCTCAAGAAATGGTGGGAATGGAACGAGGATGCAATCATGGGTACCCGGATCTACTTTCACAGTTTATCAAGTTAGTGGCGATGAGGTTCTTCTTGGAAGAAATGGTGGATATACTGGTTGGGTAAAGCTTTCTGATATCGAGGGATATGCTAAAGGTTCAAAGGCAATTAATAAAGATCAATTCGCATTTCTTGATGAGCTTGGAGAAGAATTACAACTTATTCCTGATGGGTCTGGTAGACTTTCATATGTAAAGAAAGGTACTGGAATTATTCCAGCAGACCTTACTGAGAGACTTATGGAATGGGGCAAACTAGATCCATCTAGTGTTCTAGAGCAATCCAAGCCTACTGTTAGTGCTCCTCATATTATTAATAATAATATTGAGTTGAATATGCAGATTGGTGAAGTTGTTCACGTAGAAAGAGCGGACAATAGTTCGATTCCAAACATCGCTAAAGCGGTGCAAGACCAGATGGACAATTATATGAAAAATATCAACAAAAAGCTTTATAATCGTGTTAGATAACACAAAATTATAGGAGAGGGTGTAATAGCTCTCTCCTATTTATATAATTTCAAGTAGTTAGTAGGAGGTGTGATATCTTGGCGATATATCATCCTAAAATTCGTTTCCGCAATCAAACAAATTATGATTTAGAACTTGTTGTAAGTACATTCAATCCAGATAATGGGGCGGTAGATTCATACTTAGATATGGAGCCAGTTTTTACTGATAGCTATGATGGCACAATGCGCACAGATTATGGCGCAAAATATAAATCTGTCGCAACTCCGTCTGTAACATTTGTTGAAGTAGATGGGTCTGATATTGGCCCATATAAAGTTAGAAATACATTGCGCTGGCTTACTGGCTCTAGAAGCAACGCATGGATGGATGTCTGCGACAAAGATGGGGACGTTGTATACTCATATCTTGGTAGATTCACGAATGTGCAGCTTCAGAAAATGGATGCAAGAGTTATTGGAATCGCAGCTACGTTTACTGCAGTAAGTCCGTGGGCGTATTCAAAAGTCTATCCTATAGAAATCAAAATTGTAGGAGAGACTGAATTCGCAATAGACAACCAAAGTGATGACATTTATTCTTATATTTATCCAAAGGTAACATTTCAGAATAGTTCGAACAATGGGAGTTTGCTTATTAAAAATAAGTCATTAAATAACGAAACGAAATTTGAAAAATTACAACAGGGCGAAACAGTTACAATAGATAGCAACTTTGTTGTATATTCTACGAACGACAAGAGAATCTTTGACAATGATTTTAATTTTATATTCCCTACATTGCTCCCCGGAACTAATTATTTTTCAGCGAATGGAACTGGGACATTAAAGATTGAGTTCAGATACCCAATGAAGGTAGCAGATGGGCTATTAAATGATTATGACCTAAAAGATGGATTGACCGTTTGGGTAGAAGGCAAGGTATTAAAAATCAAAGGCGATACAACAAAGAACCCTCCAATTTGGACTAACATCAAAGTTGAGGGACACAAAATGATTGTAAGAGGAGAACTCAAGGACGTGAAGTTAGAAATTGGTACGGACGTTTCCAATGGTGTACTTACGCTTGAAGATGATGGCAGTGTATGCCCATTCAATGAATTTGATGCAGAGGTTGTAAACGGAGAGTTAATTATTAATAAACCTATACGACAAGTAAGTATTTCATAACAAAGGCAGGTGAAAGAAATGCAACTACCAAAAGATTTATTGTCTGACACTTATCGTGCCCCTAATGTAGTTTTGTGCCAGACAAATAAAGAAAAGATTTGTAAATTAAATGTGACTAATCTAGAAGGCACTTTCAAATTTAACGCATATAGTGAAATTTCATTTGATGTTCCTTCTATTTATTGCGATATTATTACTGGAGAGACAAAGCCAACGCCGTACTATGATTATGTTGAAGGACTTAGGCTTGTGTATTTAGAGGGATTTGGTTATTTTCAATTGCAAGACCCAGAGATTGATGGAAATGGTATTCAAGAGTATAAACATATCAATGCCTATTCTCTAGAGTATTCTCTGTCTCAAAGATATCTTGAAAATTTCATTATCAACGAAGGCGACGTTGGAGATACTGTTGGTAGTATTGACGGAGTTATGCTATACAACTCAGATGACATCGCTCATAGCTTAATCCATCTTGTGTTACAAAAGGCATACGGGTGGACTGTTGGACATATAGACGATGAGCTACAAAATCAAAGCCGCAGTTTTGAAATTGATCGTCAATCTATTTATGACTTTATTATGAACGACATGTGCGAAACGTTCAAGTGCTACGTAGAATTTGACACAATTAATAATAAAGTCAATATTTATGCAGAAAATGAAGTAGAACGGTTTATTGGCGACGGGAAAACGAATGGCTTTAAGCTGCAAGGTGGCGTTTCTGCAGATACAGAAATTACAATTAATGGGCATGTTGTAACTGAATATAAATATAATCAGGATACAAAAGAATTATCTTTTAATAATATTCCTGCTCAAGGAGATATTATTGAAGTCTCCAATGAATTTAATATGGATGTCATTGTTTCATTTGAAAACCTATCTAATGACATGAAGGTAAATTATTCTGCGGATGATATTAAAACAGTCCTTACTGTGAAAGGCGCAGATGATTTAGATATTCGAAATGTTAACTTCGGACTACCTTCTATTATGAATTTGGACTATTATTGTACTCCAGAGTGGATGGGAGATAGCTTGTACCAAGAATATAAATACTATATGGACAAGCAGTCTAAGTACATGAGTGGGTTTTATAACAAGGACATCAGCGGATCAACAGAAGAGTATTTTGATGTAAAGACGACGAGCGAGGATTTTGTCGCTGGCGTTGTACAACAGCTCCCCGTACAAAGCGCACAAGAACAATTCAATGTAAATGGAGATACAGTTTCATATAATATAGATAAAGTTATTAAGGAATATAAAATTAACAGCGAGATTGAAGAGATTGCCGTTAATAGCAAAAATGAAACTTTTAATGAGCCAAATATGCAGGTCGAAACGATAACTGCACAAGAAGATGTTGCAACTTTCACTTTCGATGGCTCATATATATTTACTCTTCCCTCAGATTTTAACTTTAATGAGAATAGCATTGTAAAAATTGAAGGCGAAGAAGTAGAAAACACCAACTATGAATATTCAAACAACAAATTAGAAATCACTAATAAATCTTTGTTAACAACTGGCAATACAGTTGAAGTAGTCACATGTGAGAATAAGTTCGTAATAGAGAGCGTGATTACAAAAGACAGCAAGATTATTATTAATGGCGCTCGTGAGTTAACGTCATCTGAATATTCTTATGTGACAAGTGGCAATGAAAAATATTTAATCGTCAATGTCGCGTTAGCTGTTGGTGATGAAATAAAAATCAACACACCGAGTGGTACACTGTTTACAAGTGTTCAGGCGTCTATTCCAAGCGGATATGCTATAGCTGCTGTTAAAGTTGATGGAAATGATGTTAAATATACTGTGAACACTACTGTGTCAACTATTACTATTAATGACACTGACGCAATAAAATATGGAAGCATTATTGAAGTAGAATATATTCAAAATCGTTTTACTTTAGAAAAACTTCGAGACAAAGTCGTTTCCGTGGAGATAAATGGCACGGACTTTTCTAAGTATGAACTGGACGGGGCACAACTAACTATCAATGGCTTGTCCGTAGGAGATACTATTAGAGTTGAATCAATTGATACGCAGTTTGATTTATCCGATGATGACGACAAGGAAATTGTGTCCGTAATGGTAAATGGCGAGAAGCAGCAGGGATATAATTTGGATGGAAACATTTTAACAATAAATGAATTAAATCCAAGCGATAGAGTTGTTATAAATTTAGTTAATAATAAGTTTGAAAGCCAACAGTACGATAAACAAATATTATCTGTCAAAATTAATTCTCAGAAAGTTAACTACACTTTTTCGGATAATGTTGTCACAGTTTCTAATTTAGACTTATTGTTTAGTGGAGAACAAATTGTAATAGAATTTGTTCCAAAATCTTTTTCTCTATCTCTGCCAAAAGACAAAATAGTATCTGTGCTCGTTGATGGCAAAGAAATTGGTGTTAAACAATATGAGTACGATTATAGTATTAAAAAATTAACTATTTCTCTGGACAATCTTTTGATAAATAGCTCTGTGGTTGTAGCGTCTATTGACACTCATTTCGATGTTAAACAATTGTCTGCAAATGAAAATATTGCGGCAGTGTGTATTTTGCGCCATTCAAATGACGGGAAGACACAAGAGCTAACTGTTGACGTTAATGATTATACTTATGACAAAAATGAAAATAGTTTAGTTGTTAATGATAGTAGGCTCAGTCAGGACGATATAGTTTTGTTTAAAACTATTAACAAATCATTTGTTGTTTCAAATAGTAATAAAGCATTAACTTCTGTTAGAATTAATGACAATATTACTGAAGATTACACATTTAATTCTAGCATATTAACTATTACCACTAGTTTAGGAATTGGAGATACAGTTTCCGCTGAATTTTTAGATAATCATTTCGTGCTACAAAACGACATTGGTTCAAAGCATATCGTTGAAAAGAAATCCCCTGATTCGATGTTAACTGAAACAATTTCAGAAGGCGAAAATGGATATCTGTACAACAAAACTACAAAAACATTGACGGTGTATGCCACACTTGAAAATGGAGATAAACTTATTGTAAAAACTATTGAGGTAGAAAACGCATTGCTGGTAGTTGAATCTGATGCTGGAGATGGCAAAATATTAATTACAGATGTCTACCCAAAGCTTGACTCCTATGAACCAAAAGCCGGAGATTATGTTGTGTGGGTAGAAGGCTATACTGAAACATTAAAAAGGCTATACGGACTTATAGACAGTCGGTTAACTGAAGAAAATTCTGTCCCTGACGAATATAAAATTACAGAAAAGATTGTTACTCCAGAGAACTTTGAACAAGCAGGACTTTATTTGCCAGAAGCAAGTATAGATAACCTTGGTGAAGTTTATAAAATAGTCAACCAAGACAACAATGGAAATGAAGTTGCTTCTAAGTATTATGTATGCGAGATTAAAGTGTCTATTGTGGAGAACGAGCAGACGGACAAAGATGAACAAAAGTATACTTATGTTTGGAATGAAAGAAACTTAGTTGTTGGGGCAGAAGGTATTAATTCTCTCAAAGAAAAAAAGGATATATACTTGTCAATCCAAGATGTACAAATTGCTGCTGAATGGGACAAAAAGGACGCAGATAGTGATGAATACAAGGCTTATATAAATAATCTTAATAAGCTTAATGCCATTAATAAAGAACTAGAGAATAAACAAAAAAAGGTTGAAGATATTCAAGCGGAGATCCAAAAAGTAAATGATGAAATCACGTTAATATCAGAGGACATAAGTGTTAACAAAAATTTTACTCCAGAGAATTTGGATAGGTTGTCCTTGTTCCTAAGAGAAGATGAATATTCGGATGATTGCTTCTATGTTTCAGAAATTGATACTGACTTGGACAAGATTAATACGCAGAAAGAATTGTTAGTCGCTGGACAAAAAGAATTAAAAAAGATTTCTCAGCCAAAATTGTCTTTCTCTGCTTCTATGAGAAATATCTATGCAATGCCTGAGTTTGCTCCTATTCTGAATCAGTTTAGCCTTGGCAATTTTGTAAAAGTTAAAATGCGAGATGACTTCATCAAGAAAGCAAGATTGCTCGAAGTCCAGTTGAATTTTTCTGATTTAAGTAATTTCTCATGTACTTTCGGAGACTTATTATCTGCGAAGGATCAGGGCGATATCCATGCTGATTTGTTGTCTCAAGCAGTTAGCGCTGGTAAAGCGGTTGCTAGTGGTTCTTCTTATTGGCAAAAAGGCTATGACGTAGCCACTGCTATTGATGAGAGGATTAGAAACGGATTAATTGACGCAACGACTTCAATTAAATCAAATTCTGCTGGACAAAGTGTGTCGTGGGATAATTATGGTATTCACCTTCGTAAAGTTGTAGATGGCGTATTAGATAATCATGAGGGCTGGATTACAAACAATAAATTCCTATACTCAGACGACAATTTCCAGACGACTAAGTCTGTATTTGGTAATTATACTATTGATGGAGAAGAATATTGGGGCATTCTAGCAGGCTGTGTTCGTGCTGGACTGGTCGAAGGTAGTAGTATAGTTGGTGGCCAAATTTGTATTGGCGAGCAGGAAGATGGTTCTTATGCTTTTATGGTTGATAAAGATGGAACGGTAACTATGAATAAAGGCGATGCCGCCGAGAAGCTTTCTTTCTTTAGTTTTGATGGCGATAATGGTTTAGTTGTTGGTGAAAACAACGGTTCTGGGGAATATTTCTCAAGAGTTTCTGCACAAAGAATTGAATTCTGTCGTAAGGCGAGAATTATAACAGTAGAGTCTGAACCAACACAAAGCAATAGATATAATAATTATGATTATATTTTATATATCCACCAAGAAAACAATGATACTTATTACGACTATTATAAAAATCCAGATTTTTTGTCTGCCCAATATAAGCCGATAAGTTCAATTGGTGAAAATTTTGCAGATCCAGAAATTAAATTTGGTATTCCAATTACTTATTTTGCGAATGATACTGCATACATGAAACAAGCAGAAATTGAGGGTAGTTTAAAAGTTGGCACAGAAGAGAAACTATCATCTATTTCTTTAGGCAATTTTAAACTTCAAATAGAAAGCAATGGAAGCTTATCTATTGTCGCAATACAATAACGTGGAGGTGATATTATATGGCAACTGCATCAAGTGGTGCGTTCGAAACAAGTGTATATAATGCTGCTGGAAGCTTATACCCAGATAGAATCAGAGTCGAATGGTCTTCATCGCAAAGTGTCGCAAACAATACATCTACAATATATTGGACTGTTATGTCTGCTGGGGGAACCAGAAGCTCATCTCGTTATGTTATGACAGGCCCTGTAACTGTTAGCATTGCAGGTGTTACAGTGTATAGCCGTGCAGACAGATTTGCAATGCATGTAGGGGAAGTCCTTGGTTCTGGTAGTTTTACTTTAACGCACAATTCTGATGGCACGCAATCATTCTCCGCGTGGGCAGAGGCAGCTATTTATACTTATGCCATTAGTAGCACAAGGTATGATTATTATGTTGAATTGCCACAGATTCCAAGAGCTTCAAGTATTAGTGTGTCTGGCACGACTATAGGTTCACCAATAACAATTAGCATTTCAAAAGCGGTATCTTCTTTTACACATACATTAGAGTATAAATTTGGTAATAAGTCTGGTACTATTGCTATAAAGACTTCAAGCTCACCTGTTAGTTGGACACCATCACGTGAATTGGCACGACAAATTCCAAACTCGTGGTATGGAACTGGTACGTTAAAATGTCTTACTTACAATGGCGGGACACTAATTGGAGAAAAAACAATTAATTTTATATTATATGTTCCGAATAGTATGAAACCTTCTATCAATAATTTTGCTCCATCTATTGATAGGACAAATCCTTCTGGATGTGGAATGTATGTTAAAAACAATTCTGCTGTTACGTGGACAGTGGATGCTGTCGGGTCATATGGTTCTACTATCACGAAATGTGTGATTAATGGGCAGAACTTATCCGAGACTAAAACTGGTTCAGCAACTTCATATAGTATGACGAGTCATATTCTAACTGTCGCTGGCAAACAAACTTATACAGTCACTGTTACAGATAGTCGTGGGAGAACAGCAAGCACAACAGGAGAAATTACAATAATCGACTATAATCCCCCAACTATTACTTCAATAACTTCGTTTAGAAGCAACGCAGATGGTAGCATGAATGGGTCTGGGCAATATGTTACACACCAGTTAAATGCGTCGTTTTATACGTTAGGTGGCAATAACAATATCAAAATTAAAGCATATAGTAAAAAACGTTCAGATGCTACGTATTCCGAATTAAATAGTGTTGTTGTGAAAGATGATGCGAGTGATAGAACTAGCTACACATATACGTATAAAAATGCTTCTTTCGCTGTAGACACCGCATATGATTTCAAAATTGTTATTTCTGACAGTGTTGGTCAATACGCTATGTTTTACACAAATGTTGGGACAAAGAATGTACCATTAAATATTTCTGGTGACAATAGCTCAATTGCAATTGGTGGTTTTGCACAAAAACAAGCTGACAACAAAGGGTTATTCCGCTGTGAATGGGCAGCAAGTTTTGCTTCGTCTCCACAAGTGGATTCTGATAGAAATTTAAAGCGCGACATTAACGATATTGATATTGACATCATTGACAAGCTAAAGCCGGTTCAATATGTATTAAAGAATGACGATTCTGATACAATACATTATGGATTTATCGCACAAGATGTAGAGCAAGTACTATTAAGTTCAAATGAATCAAAACAGAAAACGGGAATTGTTCATTATGACGAAGATGAAAGTACAAAAGAACATAAAAATTATTCATTAGCCTATGATGAGATTATCCCGTTACTAGTAAAAAAATGCCAAGAACTTCAGCGCGAGATTGATATATTAAAAGGAGAATAAATTATATTGTTTGGAGTGATATAAACAATGATAGATTTAATTACAAACATATCCAGCCTAATAAGCGGGATTATGGTAATCGTTGCGTTCTTGGGCGTTCTGATTAAACCAATAAGAAAAAAAATAGAAACATGGCTCAGAAACACAACAAATGCCGAGGAGCTAACTAATACGATGAAAGCTCATACGAAGCAGCTTAATAATTTAGAATACAAGATTGATCAGCAAGAAACGAAAAGCAAGAAAGCGGATGAACAAATTATCAATCATCTAAAAGATGTTGATACGAGACTGAATAACGTTGATTCTAAGTTGTGTACGCTTGACAATAGAGTCTTTGAAAATGAGCGGGATCGGATCAAGGCAGAGTTGTCTGAATGTGCGTCTAGATGTGCTCGTGGAATAAAACTTTATCCAGAAGAGAAAAATCATATTGATGAAATCTATTCGAAGTATATTAATGAGCTTCATTGTAATTCTATGGGGTCAGAACTATATCATACCATTACGAAATATTATGAGAGCCAAGATTGGTTAAAAGCATAATAAACGTTTAGGGACTAGAGAATAAAATCTCTAGTCCCTATTTTTTTGCGCCCTGCTGCGCTTTTAAATGGATTCTAATCACATTTAGTATCCAATTATTCACTGACCTATTCTCTGCGTGAGCTGCAAGCTCTATTTGGAATTTTTCTTCTTCTGGAAGCCTAAATGTAATGGATTTTGTTCCCGGTTTGCATGTCATATTCACACCACCTTTATATGAATATCATAACATTTTTCGTTCAAAAGTGCAATCACCCTTATAGCAAAAACTAGGGGTAAAATTGACAAAGTGATGGCACCTTTTTGAAGTTGGCAGTAGGGGAGTGGAGTTAATGTCAATTATAAAGAACATCCTGTTATTTAATGTTTTTTATAATTGACATAGACTCAATTTTAGTTTCGTCTAGCAAATGAGAATAGACCTGCATTGTCATATTTATATTTAAATGCCCAACCATTTGAGATATCATTGTTATCGGGACATTGTTGTGTAACATTAAGCTCACAAAAGAGTGCCTAAGTGCGTGGACTCCACAATGCTTTATTCCTGCTCTATTAATAATACGATCAAATGTGTTTTGTGCAGCGACTTTACAAATTGGTTTTGTATGATTCACATGGACAATGTATCCGTTTGGCTCCCATCCAATCTGCTCTTGCAGATCTCTTAACGCAGCAATTGCCATGTCTGACAAATAAATAGTTCTTGCGACCCCTGTTTTTGTAGAATTGGATACAATTTCAATGGTCTTATTTTTACTCTTGCTTCTGTCATTGATACGAGCGACAGTTTTATAAATTTTCGCAGTACGCGTTTCAAAATCAATGTCGCTCCACCTTAAAGCTAAAGCTTCTCCAACTCTGCATCCAGTATATAGTAAAAATACATACAAAGCGCCATTCTTATAAATACGCGCTCCATTTTTATGCCTAGAATAGCATGTTTGTATTAATTTTTCTCTTTCTTGTTGAGACAAATATCTTCTTTCTTTTTGTACAAATAGCGACTTTTTTGGTAGTCTAACTTCCCCCATCGGGTTTCTATCAATCTTTTCTCGTAGTAATGCATAATTGAATATTTCTCCTAATACAGAACATGTTTTCTTAATTGTTTCATATGCGAGCCCATCGTCTTTCATTTTATTAATAATAAAAGTTTGAATTAAATGTCCATCTATTTGTTTCATTTCTAAATTATATAATCTTGTCACATGTTTTTCTTTTAATACACGTTCCATTCTATCAAATGATGAAGGTTTCAATGTTGGCTGTTTGACTGTGAAAAGCCAAGAATGAATAAAATCTTCAAATAATATATCCTTATCCCCAACGATATTTTTATTAAGTAATACTTCAAATTCACGTTTTTTCTTTAAACAAGTTTGCTTGTCCCCGTAAAAATATTTTCTTCCTATTCCTTTATAAGCTACAGACAATTTCCAAGTGCCATTGTCTCTTTGCGTCCACGATCCTTCCCCATTACTTCTTTTCTTTGCCATAAATATATTCCTCCATTTTCTAACAATACAAAATTATAGTTCATATCATTATTATATTTGATGAAAACAATATGGTCAATGGCAATTTTTATTCACAATCGTACCACAATAATACCACAATTTGTTGATTATTTATCATAACAGTACAAGATTATTGGTGATATCGAGTGAATACAATTTTCTTCCAAAGCAAGCTTAAACCAGCATATATTCTAGCTCCAATGCTTTAGACTTGTGTTTGTGAATAGTTGTTCTATTATGTTTTTATGGCTGTTTCTCAGGCTATATGAATCATAAGTGTCCATAAATAAAAACAACTCAAGTCATTGATTCTCCTAGATTTAAGTGATATGTTTTTGCTGCATGACCACATCATTTACCACAATTTTATTGTACCACATCTTTTGACCACAATTCAATATAGTTTATCTATCTTTTATAAGCCAAACTTTTCTTTTCAAACCATTCATCAACTTTGTCCTCAATGATAAGAAATTTACGCCCATTTCTAATTGACGGGAAGTCTTTACGTTTGACAAGCTCATAGACACTATTAATTCCAATTAGCCCCGGATGCTCTGCATTTAATTTTTCATATAGTTGTTTTACTGTTATGTATTTCATATTATCACTCTCCTATCATATTTGCTCTATTTTACATTATATCATTGCATTTTTGATAAATAAATATGTCGGTAATGTGAAATTACACTACCGACATATTGCTATTCAATTTTGTATATTTATATGCACTTTATAATCAAAAATCATCATTACAAGAGCCACACTTGTCTTGGCATTCACACGAAGTCGTTGTGGTGCAATTGTTGTATAAAGTTGTGAGCATAGAATTGGTAAGAGGATATCTCGTTTCGTCATCTGTCTCATGCGTTTCTGTGACGGACTTTCTCGTCAACTTGCCGTCTTTGTCATATTCATAAATAGTTTCTACAATATTGCGTTTAATCATTTTTTAGCTCCTCCTCTACAATTGTTTTAAGAACCTTGTATGCTTTATCAAAATTAATATTTGAAATTGCGTAATCAAAATCATCTCTCATTATCATTTCTGTGAACTGTTCATTTTCATTAAAACAACGTTTATAGAAGGTTAGTGCATCATCTTTTCGTCCATTAATGGCTCGTTCTTCACGAACTTCATCTGGTACGTGAATATAGATAGTTACGAATCGAACATCAGAAAGATCAAGCGAGAGATTGTGCATATACTCGATCCCTCTATAGTCGATTACATAAAAATCTGAATCTAGTAATTGCTGCTTTGTTGAGAAATATTCATAACCAGAGATGCACGTATAAGCAACCATTTGATCTTTATACTGAGCTACTTCCTCTGGTGTAATAAATGTATGAGTATCTCCCTCTCCATCTCTACGAGCGCGGGTTGCATATGATTTAAGCTGTCTATATTCATGTTCTTTACATAGCTGGTTAACGAGTGAGTCTTTTCCAGACCCACTCTTGCCAACAATTAGGAAAATTGTGTGCATATTTGTCACTCCTTGTCACGAAGAATTAGATTAAGAATTACGCCGACAATCAAAGCTAGTGCAGTTGCAGAGAATGATATTATTTTACCACCAACAACTAGCCCACTGATGCCAAGAGACAAAACTGCAGATACTATAATCAGATTCTTCTGTACATTAAGATTTACTTTCTGTAGCATCTTAACACCAGAACATGCGATAAAGCCATAAAGAATAATAGCCGCTCCTGCAAATACACAGCTTGGAATTGAAGCGATAAATGCTTGAACTGGAGCAACAAAACCAAGTAGTCCGAGTAGAACTGCTGCGGTTGCTGTTACACATACAGATGCTACACGACTGAATCCAATCGTCGCCACACTTTCTCCGTAACTACATGAGCCAAGACCGCCAAAGCATGCACTAATTAAATTGCCTAGTCCTTCACCAAAGAAGATTCTACCAAGTCCGGGCTTTGAATAAAGATCTATTCCGATAATTCCGCCTAGTGCTGCATGGTCACTAAGAGCTTCCATACAAGCAGACACAGTATATGCTATAAACATAACAGCTATAGGGATAATAGTACTCCATTCAATTGCTCCCCAATGAGTAAAAGCAAAATCTGGCATTTGTACAAATTTAAGATTATTAAATACGGAAAAGTCTACAAGGGCACATACTCCTGTAACTGTAAGGAGTACGGCGATTGCATATCCAATTAATATACCAAGCAAAAATGGCAGTATTCTCACAATACCTTTAGCATAATGAGAAATAAGTGCAATAGAGAATGTTGTAATTAATGCCACAACGATTCCCCACTGTCCAGTTTCTCCAACATAGCCAGAAATGAATCCCATTAGATTCACTCCAATTACTGTTGTGACAGCGCCAATAAGAGCTGGAGGGAACACCTTGTAAATTGATTGGTATGGAATTTTAGTGAAGATGAATCCCAAAATACAATATACAATACATGCCGTTAAACCTCCAATTGCTATACCAGTATAACCACCTATACTAAGTGCAAACAATACTGGTGCGACGAAGGCTCCGCTGTTACTTAGGAACATAGGAGATTGGCCTTTAGTTATAAAGATGTAAATAAAAGTTGAAAGTGCTGCTCCTATAAGTGCTCCAGACGTAGCAACTCCACAAATGTTTGCAATAAGCACTGTGGCAACGAACACAGACAACACCATTTGTACTCCAAAGAGTATAATTTTCCCAAACGGCGGCTTGTCGCCAATTCCATAAATCATATTACTTGTTCCCATATAATCCCTCCAAATGCTCTAATATTTCATCAAATGTTTCGAAATCGCCATTTTTAGCTGCATAAAGGATCATGCCATATAGCAATTGATTAATACTGAAACTTCTACGCCAATCCTTTTCATTAAGATGATTTGTGCGAATATCAAAGTAATGAAAATAATTTTGTTTATCGGCAATACGATTAATTTCTCTCTTTAGACAAGCTAGTGCCCCTTCAGATGGGGCGTGATTATTTTCGCATTCTGTGATGATCTCTGTAAGCTTGTCTGCCATATACTTCCAACCGAATAGGCAACCAGTCTCACACATTGAACCAATTGCACTTTGTTCAGGGCACATAACGACAAAATCACTATTCCAAAGACGGTCAATATCTGCTTCTGTAATCTTTTCTGCAAGGTGATTGTTTTCTTCTTCTGTCATATTAGATTTATCATTAATAGATTTATTCATTACAGGGCTGTATACTTCCACAGGCAGACCCATTTTAAGAAACTTATCATATTCATACTGCCTTGCAAGATTTGAGCCGAAGCTCATTATATCTCCTCCAAGATATCCTAGTGGCTTTTTCTTCATATTACCTCTCCTTATTTTCTCGGTCATTATTTGTCCAATATTCACTTATTACTACTCCCAAGCATTCCTGCGCCGCGCTCAGTCTTGAGATTTGTAATATATTCTACATTGACTTCTTCAATCTCTACTTGAGGGATTTCTTCTACAGCGAATTGTGCAACAGCCTTGCAGTATGGAACACGAATGAAATCTTCTTCCTTTGTAACTTCTGAAACATTTTTAGTAATTTCGATAGGAATGTCATTGCCATTATAGAGCGCTACAAACCACTCTCCTGTAAAGTTAGAATCAATCTGCCCAGCCATAACGAACATTGCAGACTTCGTATTACTTCCGCGTTCTCTAAACCCAATGCGGTAATTGCTATCAAAAGTACTGCAGATTCCTGTTGGCACTAGCTTGACTGTATGAGGCTGAATCGCAACAAATTCTTCATCGAAACAAACATAAAGGTCATAGCATCCATCACCCTGTCGCTTACTAGGAATCTTTGCGCCATGTCTTGTCTTTGCAAACTTAATATGTGCGTTCATCAGCAAATCCTCCATTACCAAAACCAGATTGGACTCTTGCCGTTAAAAATATAATTTAGATAATAGAAGCTCTTATTGATGCGGAAAGTTCCATAATCCTCAAGATATTTCTTGATCTCATTGTCTACATCTGTTAGCATTTTTTCAATAGTTGCTTCACGATTCTTCTTTGCAGCCTCGATCTTTTTATTTCTCTCTTCCTTTTCAGCATCCTTCCTCTGCTTAACGATTGAGCTAAGTCTCTTGTATTCTTCAGATGCTGCCTTAAGTTCCTCTTCTAGTTCTTCAATTGTCTTCTCTCTTGTAATATCACCCATTATTCATTACTCCTTTATTATAATTTTGTATTGTATAAAACAATTTCTTGTCGTTTCATTGTCTCATGAACGTCAATGAGACGCTGGTTTGTGCTCCCACGAAATGGTAATGTAATATCTCGCATAGAATCTATATATGGGCCATCAACTACAACATCGCACATTGCAAGAATGTAATTTGTCAATAGACTATTGTCAAAACAAATATCAACTGATGTATCAAAGTCGTTGATTGTTAATGTGTATCCAGTATATAGCCAGATGTCTTTGTCGTGAAATTTTTCTCTAAATTCATTAATGATCTGATATACTTCTGGCAGATTTTCATATTCTAAAGGATGGCCACCAGATAATGTTAAACCTTGTACCCATGGCTTATTTAATGCATCAAACAGCTTTTGCTTCGCAAGATCATCAAATTGTTCTCCTGCATTAAAATCCCATGACTGAGGATTTTGACAATTATTACAATGTACATTACATCCAGACACCCAGAGTACTACTCGTACTCCGGGGCCGTCTGCGATTGAGCATTTATTGATTCCTAAATAATTCATATGAATCACCTACTAATAATTTTGTCGTGTTTAACACGCATTTCAACTTCTTGTTGCTTGCCCTTATTAAATGCAGTTTTGTAATCATTTGTTAAATATCCAGTCACACGACGCAATCTTTTAATATCATTACTATTGCACATTGGACAAACATCATTCATTTCATCGCAATATCCACAGTTCATACACTGGTCGTTTGGGACATTCAAAGCAAAATAAGGGATATCTTTATCCATCGCATAATTTACAATTGTTTCAAGAGCTTGAACATTGTTTTTTGCTCCAGAATCTAATTCAACATAAGTGATGCATCCTGCATTTGAATACCCTGTTAGCTGTGATTCAATATCAATTTTCTCAAAAGGATTTACTTCTTTCCAGACAGGAACATGAATTGAATTTGTAAAGAAATCTTTGTCAGACACATTAGGAATTTCCCCATATTTCATTTTGAATTTCTGCATAGCAGTGTAACAAAGATTCTCTGCAGGCGTATAATATACACCAAAGTTGAGATGATATTCTTGCTTAAACTCTGCACATCTATTCTTGAATAGTTGCTCAATGTGCTTTGCCAATTTCATTCCATCTGGCTCTGTATGATCACAACCAATGAGAATTTGCAGCGTTTCGGCCAAACCTAATTGGCCTAGTGCTAAAGTTCCATGTTTTAAAGCAGAACGAATGCCTTCTTCTGGTACATACCCAGCCATAACATTATTTTCATACATAAACTTTGCCGCTTCTGGAGATTGAGAACAAATCCAATCAAAGCGCTCAAGAAGCATATCTTTTGCTTCGTGAATTTTTGTGTCGAGAATAGACATGAAAGTTTCGACAACTAATTTGCTATCTAACCATCCGCCATGATACTTAGTTTCTTCGATTACGGTATTTCTTGCCTCCATAGCCAACGTTGGCATAATGATTGTCACAGGGCAGATATTTCCTCTACCGTCCTTTAGCTGACCAAAACCATTAATGTCATATCCATTTGCTGTTCTACACGTGTTTATCAGATGTTGCCATCTGCACTGACTATATCTTCTATCTTTCGATAGCCTTCCGCTTCGGTTCTCAGTTGCGTCGTTTCCTAAAACAACGGCAGCGCCAATCTCTGCCCCTACTCCCATACATTCATCAGGGATAGTCGATACACTTTTAATTAAGAATAGTTATTTTATAAATTGTCGCACATATCACCATCCATTGCCCTGAAATAATCTATTCTTAATTACTTAGCACGGTCTCAACTCGTAGAGTCCTAACCGTTAGCCTAAATTAGACACCCTCTGGCGAGGTTCAAAAGGTTTTACATGAGCTATAAGTTTACGCTTACCCATGGTACTGAAGTACGTTCTTGGATCATTAATGTCATATCCAGCATTATTACTCCAATCTACATTGGCATAATTAGGATAAAGTCTAAGACTTGTAGACTTTAGAGCCAACTGGAATAGATCATAATTCGGATCTTCTGGCTTGCGGTTTACTCCCTTCATGCACTGAAAGATTCCACATGGGAAAATACTAGTACGATGAAGTTTACCAATGCCTTTGATAGAAACATCAAGCAGTGCTTTAGTTACCATACGTCCTTCTGGAAGCGTACAAGTACCGTAATTGATTGATGTAAATGGGAGCTGATTCCCAGAACGGCTTTGAAGTGTATTTAAATTGTGGTACATACCCTCAACGGCCTGATAACATTCGCGCTGTGTCATGTCAATTGCATATTTATAAGCCTTACTGTAGGCTTTCCATAGCTCATCATCAATGCTCCTATTATAATCAGAATCCGTCATTGTAAATATTTCAGAATTATTATCTTCTTCTAGATATGACATTCCATCTCTATAATGCTTCCAAAAGCTCTTTCTTACATAAGGAACCATCGTCCAGTCTAAGTGAGTTGCGGAAACTCCACCAAATTGTTGAAGACTCTGCAACTGAAAGATAACCGCAACTAGTTGAAAAGCAGTATTAACACTTTGTGCTGGTCTAACATCAGTCTGTCTCGTATTAAATCCATTTGCAAGCAGATGATCAAATGGAATGCTTAGGCAATTATGACTGCCAACAGCATAAGCATTAAGGTCATGGATATAAACCTCATTATTTTCATGATTCGCTTTTGCCATAGGCGATACAAGATATTCTAGAGCATATCTTTTAGTCACCACGTCGCTTGCTTCACCAATACGACCACCAAATGAAGCCTCATCAACATTGGCATTTTGATTTTGAATATTATTTGCTGTTAGTTTTTCAGAAACTGCTTGCATAAGTTCTTGGTATTGACTTCTTGCCATTTCATGCAAAAAGCGATAGTTTACGTATGCTCGTGCAGTCGCCTTAAATCGAGAAGCCATTAGTTTTCGTTCAACCATATCCTGAATGTCTTCAACAGAAAGTTCAGATGCAGAATTGTTTGATTCAATGTCAGAAGCAACTTTGGAAGCAAAATCTTTAATATCATCGAAGTTCTCACCATTGTAGATGCTTTTGTGTGCCTTTAAAATTGCATTCTCGATCTTTGTTTTATCGAATTCTACTTTTCTTCCATCACGTTTAATTACAACCAATTAACATTCCTCCTTTAGTAAAGCGCCTGATTGTCCTTATAAATGGCATTAACCTGTTCAACAATCTCTTCCCAATTGTGAACTCTATAAATCCCATAAGCATCATCGTGGATCCCCTGATTCCAAGGTCTATCTAATAGCACTCGATCAACCAGAGGATTTGTAGAGATTAGATTTTCTGCACAATCATCTACAAGGACATCAACATGTAGTAATGACTTGTTATGAATGCAAATGATGCGCTTCTCGTCAATAAACGGAAAGTTTTTCATAAACCAGTCAATCTTCCAGTTAAAATTAGTATGATGCGTTGCTGTTGCTACATAAACATCATACCCACTATCAATAAGTTTTTTTACTCCCCATTGCGAATCTGGAGCAGGAGACAGAGAGTCCCACAGCTCTTTTTTTAGGAACATAGCAGTTAAGTCTTCTGCATCTTCAAATGGAAGGCATTTATAGAAATCATATTCAGTAAAAGAATCCAATGCTAATTGAGTGCTATGTCGCGCGTTATAAAGCTCAAGTGTTTTCTCGATGAGGTTATTCAACACCTCATCACAATCTAGAGCCACAGTAAACTTATGCATAGTTTCCTCCAATAATTTTGTGTTGTTAATCCTGCTCAGGCCCAGAAGAATTTTCTTCTTCCTTCTTTACATCAACAATGTCGCCATTCTCGTTAATGTCCTTGCCCAGACTAATTGAGCAAAAATGTTCAATCTTCTTAATTAGTCGCTTGTAATCATTTGCCGACTTCTTGCCCGGTTGGCGCTTGAACTCCGCAATGTACTGAAGCACAACGCCACAAATTGCTTTCGATCCACTGAGCAAAGCCGCCATCTGCACCTTCTTCATCTGTGTAGTAATTGCTTCTTTAAGCTCGTCAGTTGCTAGTTCAGATGCTGGCGGGGCTTGCTCGTCTGCTTCTTCTACGCTTTCAACGCTCTCTGGCTGTTCATAGTTTTCATTTTCATCCATGTTGAATCACTCCTTTTTCTAGTTTGTAATGCGATTATATCACAATAATTTTGTGCTGTCAAGATGTCTTTTTGGCACGTGTATGTTTTATTTTTTCGAGCCAAACGGTGTAGGGTTTAACTTTTTCAACGAACAAATGATCGTCTTCTTTCCTTCCAAGAATTGCAAGGCACTTGCCCTTCGAGATAAGATCAAAATATTCTTTTAGTTGTCTACTCCAAATAGTCGCTTCAATAATTCTATCAGAAGTAATCAAATCTAGATATGCGAAGGGATTGTTGTTTTTATCTTTCTTGCGCTTTATGTCTGATATAACACACAAGACAACTGTTTTTTCTCCATTCGGGACATCATCCCAATTAGCGTTTATTAAATCTACACCTTCTTGCAATGGGTTCTCTGTCAAAAACATTGATAAGCTTTCGTATTCCCATAGGAATTGATCTCTAGCATATTTCTGTTGGAACTCTGTCATATACGCTTTATATTTGACCTCTTGCACTTGGTCGAACTTTTCTTTACGCTTTGCATTATACAATTGCAGCACGGCTTCCTTATCTACTTTTTTGCCAGCCTTGTAATCATCTACGTTGATATCCCAATTTAGCAATAATTTTGCTTTTGTCCCATATGATTGAACTGGTTTATATTCTTTCTTATCATACGATAAGGCAGCATACTTTCTCATCAGCTTCATTTTATTAGAAGTAGGGAAAGCACCAGCTTTAATTAGAGCAATTGTGGCCGCTTTATCTTGGATTTTTGACAGATAATCATCAAAGCTGCTATATGGCTGGTTCTCAATAATCTTAGTAATTACTGACTCGCCAATGCCTTTTACTGCGCCAAAACCAAAAAGGATTTCTTTAGTCTCTGGCTTAGCCTTAAAAGAAAATTCAGACTCATTAATCTTAGGCGGAAGTACTTTGATTCCCATTCTATGACAATCTGTAATAATAACACTAAGCTTTGAAGTATTGTCCGACTTCGCTGTCAAAAGTGCGGTCATAAATTCTACTGGATAATATACTTTCATCCATGCGGTAAGATAAGATAACAGACTATAAGCAACAGCATGCATTTATACCCCTGCTTTCGCAGTATTTAAAAGGGATTAGACCATACCATCTTCTCTGAGAGAAGCACCTTGGTGGTCGTTGAGGGTCATTACTCCCTGCTGATTGCCCAATCTCCACAACTATTACGCCTTGGTATGTGAAGCTCTAAGGGTGTTCCAGCATATTCGGTGTTCAATATATTGTCGCCAATATAAGGGGCCATTGTGTTAACCACGATTGAAGCTATATTCTGCTTGTTTCTCAAGTAAAGCCCAAACTTCTTTGATTTGTTGCTCTGTCCATTGTTTTTTTCTTAGCCCATCTGCAAATTGTGTATACAAAGAGGCCATAACATCTTTCTTTTTTTTGCCGATGGCCCTACGTCCAGTGTCCTGTTCTACCTCATTAAAACCTGCATATGCAAGCAAATGGAGCGAATCTTCTTGATATAAAAGAATTCCCCATGTTTTTTGAAATAGTTTTTTTAAATCTGGATGTATACATTGAATGGATTCTGGGCACAATTTATTTTTGCAATAATCAGGAAAACTATTTTTTGTTCCGGGACGATTACTTGCATTTATGGCGATAACATCCTCAATGTTGTCAACATGCGCCGCAATACTCATGTTCCTTGCCTCGGCGCTTTCAAATTGGAAGATCCCAACAGTATTGCCAGAAGCATAGATTTCTTTAAATACTTTCTTATCATCAATATTTAAATGATTAATATCAACGTCTTTCCATGTTAAATTGGCATTTTTTAAAGCCGAATCGAGGATGTCTAATGTTTCAAGCCCAAGTGCATCTTCCTTAACGAGGCCCATTCCACCATCAGTATCTTGGCATATATGCATTTCAAATTGTGCCATAACATGCTTTTCATTATCTAAACATAATGGGGCATAATGTAATACTGGTTTAGGAGTTAATAGAGTACCGCTTGCATGACGACCCCGCGATTTTGGGAGCCCTTCAAGCTCCATAACATATTTAAACCATAAAGGGAATTGTTTATAAATTTTATCAAGTTTTTCGTTCTTGCCAATAAGGTCTTTAAGCAACATGTCTTTGTCTTCCGACTCACCAAGATCGTTTAATGTCTTGATTGTAGGAATCATTTTTGTTACTTCGTTCCTCAGACTATATGGGATTTGCCCAAAGTATGGGCTGTCCTGTTTGTCATTTAATACTTTTCCAATATCACTAATTGCTACTTTAGTGCTGAGTGTATTGAATGTTGCCATTGGTGCAACGTGATCTTGTCCAAAAATATCACACAGGACTTGGATTGCTTCTTGTCTTCTAGCTTTTGAAATATCTAAGTCAATATCTGCTGCCGAGCCTTTACGACCTAGATTCGCGAATCTTGTAAAGTCTAGATCATATTTTACACTATCTATTTGAGTAATATTTAGCATAAAAACGCAAAGGCAATTTGCAGCGGAACCACGACTATACCCTCTTGGGATTCCACGCCTATCACATTCATTACAAAATTCATGCTGAATTAAAAGATAGTTCAAAAAGTCTAATTCTTTCAAGACGGGAATTTCAGACTCAATTCTTTCTCTACGTGCATCCTGTTCTTCTTGTGGCATATGCCCAAACTTTTCATCAAATGTAGAATATACTAAATATCTAAAATATGACTCTGTGTCATATCCGTCTGGGATATGAGCCTTTGGCATTATTGTACCCTTATTTAACTCATAATCAATATTGTCATCCACCATATTGGCAATGTGAATTGTTTCATCAATCCCATGCTGAATTACCCTGTCTAGATTCCAATTTCCAAGATATTTATAAATGTCTTCTTCATTTTGAAGGTGGCATCCAATATAAGTTTCTCCTGCTTCTCTGCCTTCTCCAATTTCTACAAAGATTGAATGTGTATCTAGTTGATCTGCTCTCAGCATATGAGCATCTGTTGTAATGACATATGGAATTTGAAGATGATTAGCAAATTTCCAAATAAGAGTGTTTGACCTTAGCTGAGACTCTGTTGGATGTGACTGAATCTCACAAGCAACATAATCAAATGTGTCTTTAAGCAGATTAACAAATTCTTCTGCTTCTTGATACATTCCTGTGTCAAGGTATTTTGCTAGTCGTCCAGCTTGACATGCAGTGAGACAAATAATACCTTCCCCTAAATTGTTGTCTTTGATCCACTGAATTGACACTCTTGGCTTTTTATACATGCCATTCGTACATCCTTCTGATACTATTTTAAAAAGGTTATCTTTCCCGATTTGATTTTTTACAATTAAAAGCAAATGATATCTTGGTTGCACATTGTCTTTTGTATCGTTTTTAAGCATATGGTCATCACATTCATAAATTTCACATGCAGTGATAGGTTTGATGCCAAGCTTTTGACATTCAATAACGTGATTCATTGACGCATACATAAAGCCATGGTCACTTAGAGCAATTGCTGGTTGCCCATTGTCTTTCGCATACTGAGCAATTTGTTTTACAGTAAGAATAGAGTCAAGAAGTGAGCCTTGAGCGCTATGTACGTGGAGATTAACGAAACTCATTTTTTTCACCCCCTAATGCACGATATTTATTTTTAGACAATATCTTATCTTGCACAATATCTAAATTGTGTGGGATGTTGTTTAATATTATTTTTGTAATTTTTAAAGAATCTTCTGAATGAAATCGAAAATATCTATTGTCTTTTTTCTGAACTGTTGATAGGCCAAATTTGTTTTGAAGGGATGATATCAGCTCTTTTCTTTCAGACTCTGTTTCCAATGGAGCGCACAACTCCCAATATCCTTTTATATTACAATGCGCATCGTCTAACATCCAAATAGAGAATGAATATTCATTAAGACAACGAATTAAGTCTATCTTTGTCATATCTCGAAACGGCTTTAACGAATAGTATGTCCTAGTATTGAATCTATAAAAATCTTGACAATTACATACACTGCCCATTATAGAATATTCTTTTTTTCCATTGTACTCCGTTGGAGTCATCTCACACAAATCTTTCATAATTTCATATTTATAATACAGATAATCTTTTTGATTTTTTGCATGACTTACAATAAACAATGGGAAATCTTCTCTTTTATCAATGTGTCCATCTCCTAGCAATGAACCAATAATTAAATCATGCTGTTGTGCATTTATTTGTTTATTTTTCATCCTAGTGTATGAGTCTATATGGTGCTTTTCTTGTCCCCATTTCTCTATTACTCGTTTTGTACAGCTCGCGATTTTTGCCATTTCGTCATGATTCAATCCTCTTTCAACGAACATGTCATAATACCAATTGTAATTTTGATAAATCGCTTCAAAATGAGCATTATTTTGCTTTATATATTTTTTAGTTAACCCCATACTTCCTGCTTTATTAGAGACTGCCGTATATGTACGGGCAATCCCAGAAAAATCATTTATTTTCTCAACAATATCTTTTAATGGAAGGTATTGCGAATATAATTTTTCTAGATACTCCTCCTGTTCTTTAGTCCAAGTCACTTTCCCCATCTTCTCACCCCCAATAGTAATTTTGTATTGTTATTCCACTAATACCAATTGCTTGGCGGCGCGTGTCACCGCTGTGTATCGCCATTTTCTTTGTTCGTCCGCATCTCCAAACGCTTCGTCAAAAACTACAACTCTGTCAGCCTCTGAGCCTTGGTATTTGTGAACAGTGCACACATACCCAAAAGCAAACTGTAATGGTTTCTCAATACCAGCAAATTGCTTCCAATTATCAGCATTCACAGTAGGCTTGCCAGTAGTAAGTAACTGATAATCAATCATCAAGTCTTTATAAATTCCTCCATCATTAGAAGCGAATGTAGCATAAATCACTTTCCCATAAAAGTTTGATTCCATAATGTGAATATTTTGCAACGTACCGATAGTGCCATTAACAAGCTCGTTACCAACGTTATTAATTTTGTTCCAGCTATTTTTAAGGCAAATTACTTTATCTCCTTCTACTGGCTCGTCGCTGTAGTTATCTCCGAGAATCCGTTTTCTCATGTAGTAATTAAGCTCATTCCGAGTTTTATTTTTCCCACAAAGAATCTGATCTGCACCAAGCAACATTTTATCTGACACTTTACTTCTAGGAAGAACACGGCATCGTTTATCCTCTGCAGTATAATGCAGCTTCATTCCATGCCGAATATCCATAGAAAGTTTAATAATCGGATTATCAAGAGCCTGTCGCACAATTTCATCAAGAAAAACGTGTGGATTGCTCAAAATAGTTTGTTCTCCAGAGATTGGTGGAAGCTGCGCTGGATCACCAAGGAAAATTGTGTATACATGATGAGACAGCAACAAATCAATCATTTCCTGCGGCAACATACTCGCCTCGTCAACGACAATAAGCTTGTATTTATGGTCAAGTTTGGTCTTCGGAGTATGAATATATGTGCCATCAGCTTGCTCTTCTGAGTGGTATAACAACTTATGCGCCGTCATTGTATTTTTATTGCCCTTTTCTTTAAGAACCAGAGCGGCTTTGCCTGTAAACGCGATAAAGACCACTTCATTGTCTTTTAACTTTAGTTCTTTGATAATATGACAAACTAGGAAACTTTTACCAGTTCCGCCAAAGCCTGCAATAACAGTATATGGCTTATTCTCTTTATACCGCTGACAAGCAATTTCTAGTCCTTTCTTCTGTCCATCTGTTAGCTCCAATTAAACCTCACCACTTTTCATTGCCTGTCTTTTCTTAAATTCCTCTCTTTTCTTCTTGCGATCTACTGCATATTTATAGTGCTCTTCCGAGCAATAATAGGTATTATGTTTACCAGCATGCTTTACGAACGCATCTTCTTTATTTAATTTGCACTTACAATAAGCGCACGTACACTTTTTACTCATTCAACCAACCTCCTATATAATTTTGTATTGTATATTACTCGGCAATACTCACTGCAGGAGAAATGTGAAAGAATTCTGTATGGCTTCCTACGTCAATAATAGTATCTCCTGCGGCATTCCACATTCTCGTATAATAAATTGCGAAGTAACGTTCATTGCAAAACTTTGTAATTTCTTTATACGCAGCCTTACGCACTTCTTCGTCAGTTAGGCCATCCTCAAATGTAGCAAGCTCTCGTGCCTCGTGATAACTATTATAAAAATAAAGCTTATGCGTCATTCTCTGGCTCCTCCTTGAAACTCTCCCACATATCCTTCCAATAAGTCTTTTCGTCACAATCTAGCACGTACTGCACGACTTCGCTATTAGTGCTCTTGCCCTCAGCTAGAATATGCTGAAGCAGATCCATGTCAATAGACAGCGGAATATACGAGAGAATATAGTCGCCATTATCCTCTAGACTAGTTACCATTAGTGTCGCGTTCTGATTGTTCGTGTTGTTCTTTTTCATAATGTAAATCCTTTCTTAAATAAAATATTTTTTAATCCAACTTAAAAATGTGCTTTGTCCTTTTTGAATATTATTTGTTGCGTTATCTTCGACGTCATACTTTCTCTCGCACTGTGGGCAAACCTGTCTTCCTTCAGGAATGATTTCACCACATGCGACACAGCAATTATTATATTCAATCATATCATGCATCAACTCCTTAACTATAATTTTGTATTGTTCAACTATACATATAATATCACAAAATTTTGATTTGTCAAGTAGTTAAATGCATAAAAAATGGGGAGATAAGTTCTCCCCTAAATTTTATTCTGATAGCATTTTAAGAAAATCGTCCTCGCTAATAATTGGAATATTTAATTCAATAGCCTTCTTATTCTTGCCGCTTGTGCTTGTGGTATCATTATTAATAAGATAGTCAGTCTTCTTGCTCACTCCAGATACATATTTGCCGCCATTGTCTTCAATGGCTTTAACAAGTGCATCCCTATTTGGGTAATGAGTTAAACTTCCTGTAATGCAAAAACTTTTACCACTAAGATTTTCACTCGAACTCGATATGTTTTCAACAATAAAATGCATCTCATCTGCAAGCTCTTCAATGTTTGCCACATGGCTTTGTAAATATTCTTCAATATTATACGCCATCGTGTCGCCAAACTCATCTAACTTAGTCCAGTCGAAATTGTTAAAAAATGCGTTGAACCAGTTATAAACATCGCCTTTGCAAAAGCTAGAAATAGTCTTTGCCGCAGAAGAGCCAATGTTAGGAATACCAAGCGCAGTAATAAATCTATCAAGCGTTACTTTCCTTGATTTTTCAATAGAATCTAGCAGTTTATCTACAGATTTTGCCCCCATTCCCGGCAGTTGTGTAATTTTATTCTTATACTCTTTTAAATGATAAATGTCCTTGTAATTATGCAAAAATCCATGTGAAATTAGCAGCTCAAGCGTCTTCTCTGATAGACCTTGAATGTCCATCGCCTTTTTAGAAACAAAGTTCTCAAATTTAGCAAGATTTCTTGCGGGGCAATTGTCATTAGGGCAATATAAAACATTTGCATTTCCTGTATTTTTAATTTCAAGAGTAGCTCCACAAGATGGACATTTATCAATTAATGGCAATTTATAATTTTCTGGATTATAGTCAAGATTAACTTCAATTGCGGGGACTACCATATTGCGTTTGCTGCAACAAATTCTATCACCAATCCTTAACTTTAGTCCATCAATATAATTTAAATTATGTAGTGTCGCACGAGATACATTGGAATCCAATATTGAAATTTCGTCAAACAATCCAGTCGGAACAACGATGCCATTTCTAGATGTGTTCCATTCAATTCCACGAAATATGGTTACAACAAGGTCGTCTTCTTCCTTTTTTGCAATACCGTATCTATAATGATGACCAGTTCTTCCAAGAGAAAGCCCATATGCATAATCATCATAACGAATTACAGCACCATCGCATGGAATTCCATGGTTGTCAGCATATTCATGAATATTTTTTATAATGTCCGCAAACTCTTCTGCTCCAATTCCACTAATTCTTTGATGATAAATTACATCAAAACCTAAACTAGCAGCTAATTCAAACCTCTTATAAAGAGAATTGATGTCATCCATTCCTTTAATAACATCAAAAAGCATAAATCTCATATGACGTTTCGCGCACTCTCTGCTATCCAACAGAGAAAGAGATCCGCTTGCTAGATTTCTACAATTTGAATATTGTTCTGATTCTGGAAGTGTTGTATTAATTTTATCAAAATCTTCTTTATAAATTACACTTTCACCAACAACAGTTAGGTCTTTGTGATATTTAATTTTAAGAGGTACATTTACAAATGTCTTAACATTATGAGTGACTAGACTACCTACCTCACCATTACCTCTAGTGGATGCTTCTACAAGTTCTGCATATTCTCCGTCAGATTTGTATACTAATTTTGTTGTTAGACCATCGCCTTTTATCATAACAAGGACATCTTTGTCTCCTTCAAATTTTACAATATCCTCAACAGATTTTGTTTTATCTAGACTTAAGAGTGGAATATCGTGAATCACTTTAGGCAATGAATCAACAACTTTATATCCCACAGATTGCGTGGGCGAATTTGAAAAATAACAATTAGTTTCTTGCTCTAGTCTACTTAACTCATCAAAATATCTATCATATACATCATCTGGAACCAATGGCTGATGGTTATAATAAGCATCACGATATTTATTGCATAACGTAATTAATTTTTTAATTTTATTAATTTGATCCATTATCATACCTCCATATAAATCCGCCTGAAGTTTTCTGATCTCCGTTACAACATGCTCGTATATTATTTGCTTTAATGCCTGTAGAAAATTCCGCTTGATTAGCAGACGTATATGTTGCAATAAATACATTATTTATATCATATTGAACAACTGCCTTATATTTTTTATTTACTCTTTTCTTACGTTCGGTTGGCTTTACTATTTGCCCCGGAGTATATTCTGATTTAAACATCCAAATGCAATTTTTATATATGTGTATTTTCCCATTACAGGCAGCAGATATATTTGCATAATCGTATCCTGTAATAATTGAGGCATTATGAACACTTCTATACTCATTGATTAAATTTCCATGAATATCAAATTGTAGAACTTGTTTACTTCGTTCTTTATTTGCTTGATATAGTTTCTCTTTAAATTCTTCTGGAAAGTGCTTCCCTTTCATTGAAGATTTCCTACCAGAAGCAAGTTCTCTTAATTTCTTTTTAGTTTCTTCTGTATGTCGTTTGCCATAAAACGGATTGTTTTTGCCTGCAAGTTTGTGATTACCATAATTTGGATTATCCTCTCCTGTAAATCTTCCAGTCCTACTTGCACTAATTTTTTGTTTAGTTTCTTTGGACATAATATACCCAAGCTTTCCATCTCCACCCTTCGTCTGATTGTATCCATTTTCTGAATTCGTAGCATCATATAGTTCTATCATCTCTTGCTCTTTAATGCAGGCATCTTTTCTGTTTAACCCTTCAAACAATATTTCATGTTCAAAATTATCCCAACCATATTTTTTAATTGCATTCCAAAAATGTGGTTGATTCCTTTTATACCCATTGCCATTTGCCCAGCGTAGTTCAGGTGGATGTTTGCTTGTTATGCCAATATAAACCTTTCCGCTAGGACTAGTGTGTTTATATACGTAATATAGCTTTGCATCATTTGTCATTTGAAATTTCAATAATTTTGTATTGTCTAGCTCTTTTTACATTATCTACTTAACCTCCTTATTCTATAATTGATTTACTAAAAAATTCAATCATCCTAGCTTTATTGTTTCGTAAATCATTTTTGTTCTCAGCAACTGTTTCAAGAACTTCATCTAAAAGATGCATAAAACATAACAGAGTAGTTTGATTCATTTCTTCAATCATCCATTTGCGGCATTCACATTCAGTATATTCTTTATCAGTACATTCTGAACGCTTTAATCCTAAGTCACAATTTATGCATACCGATTCCATATTTGATCTCCTAACTTATTTTTTGCTTATTTTAATAGTCTGTTAAAACTATGGCTCTATTCCAGAAACTAATCTTCTTGACTTCATTCCCCTGCACATCTTTATATAATACAGAGAACTTCTTAATTGCAGATCCCTTGCTCATTGCATATACAACTGCGACATCATCAGTAAACTTATGCCCAATCATCTGATTAGGTCTTGCAAAATAATAAATACCCATCATTTATTCCTCCATTTATTTACAGTATTTACAAGCTCTATTATGACAAGGCGCTTCTGTCTGCAATTTGTGCAACAGTTTATGAAGCTGATCATATTCACTTCTTGTCATATTGTGTCCTTCTCCAAGCATATATAGTACAATATTTAATCTGTCCATGGCTCCAATTTGGATGCTTGGCTCGTATTCGACAGTATATAAGTGCATATCTATTAAACTTATTTTGCTTGCCTGTCATTTTTATCCCTCAATTCATTTACAGCATCTATCAGTTCGTTGATTTTTAAAATAAGATCATCGCCAGATACGCCCATATTCCAACCATAACTTGTCAACTTTTTAAGCTTTTTGTCTTGGTATGTAAAAGTGTACTGGCCAATACGGTTATAGAGATAAGGAAAATCAACATTATGCATAATTCCATATTCTTGACCTGTATGATAACCATGACCATCGCTAGTACACATCCACAATACATCACCAGTGACACGTACAGAGCTGATATAACCAATGGTGCCATCCTTTGTTTCAACATAATCTCCTACATGAAATTCATAATCCATACAATTTTTTCTCCACAAATTCTATTTTTTACTTGCCGTTATTATGGCAATCTTCACAAACCGCGTATCCTTTATATACATATTCGCCATCTACAATTTCATATCTGTCGAAAAACCCTGCCTCGAAATACATATCACATTTTTTAACAGTTTCTCCACAACAGCTACATGTTGCAAATTCTTTATTGTCTGTCATAGCTTTACTCCTCATCGTCGCAAAATACGTCCTTATATTCCATAAACAAATTATTGATGGCCTCTGCCATGATTCTGTGCTCGGTATGTACTTCTTCTTTATAATAAAGGTTACGATACCAATTAAGAATTTCTAAAGGCTTGGTCATATTGCACTCTTCAACTGCTTTCACAAAATAATTTTTAAGATCCATAAGTTACTCCTTATTCGTCTAATTTGTCCTTACATTCTGGGCAATAATCTTTATTGCCATCTACATAATGAATCCATCCTGCTTTCTTCGCCTTGTCTAATGCTGCATCGTAGCTATCTGCATATTCACTATGCTTGCCGCATTTATCGCAAATTCTATAATGTTTCTTTACAGTTTCAGTCTGGAGACAACAAAGAAATAGAATGGAGAAAAGACATATCCACCACTTGTTGAAAACAATCGCAAGAGTAGTCCAGCAAATTACACATACACTATTTCCGATTGCCCATGCCCACCACGCACTCTTATTCATACAACTTCACTCCTTATATTAAAATGTAATTTTTATCACTCATCTATATAAATATGACTCTCTTTAAGTTCCCATTCAAACTCTGAGAAGTCACCGTCATCTGTCACAAATCTACCACGTAACAGATCCAATTCAACAATTTCATGATACCCGCCATCACCATCTTTATAATAATATGTATAACCGCCTGACGGATAACCATGTAACAAGTCTTGCACTTCCATATTTAACATTTCTTCGAAAGTTATATTTTTCATAAGTTCCCTCTTAAAAGTATATTTTTATATATTGTTTGTCTTTCCGTATGTCCATAAAACAATAGCTGTTTAGTACCAAGGGTCGTTATTAAGTTTCTGCTGGTCTTCAACCCATTTAATTAATTCTTCTTTATTGTAATATGTAATATTTCCTATAGTATGAGGGAAAATTAACGTGTTTTCATACTTTGGCACAATTGGTTGCTCATAACAAGCAGTTAGACTACAATATCCAGAAGACGAATTTCTATATGGACAAGCATATTCGCAACATTGAATCATAATATTCCTCCTAAAATTTTGTTTTATTTCTACAGCAGATATAATACAATAGTTGTTAATGCAGAAGTAATAACATGCTTTTATACTTCTAATCCATAATTGGTGTATAACGAGTACGTTCATATGTTCGATGTTTATAGTCTTCAAAGCTCATAAAGAATGGACAGCTATTGGTGTTTTTACATCCACAATCTCCATAATTACAATGCCACCATTGATATTCTATATTTCCACTCCGCTCTGAATGTGGGCAATCCATTGGGTGCGATGGCATCTCATCTACTAGAATTTTCATAATTTATCCCTCGTTACTTAGAAATAACCTGCTCATAATGGCGTAGTTCAACAATTGCTTCCTTGATTGCACAAGCAGGAGTTCCATAATAAGTGCATCTAGAGCACGAATACTCAGGGCACTTCTGTAGTCTATTAATTAGATCGTTAATCATTTTTTTAACCTCCTACATTAATAAGTCTTTCAATATAATTTCTGTCCTGTGAGAAGATAGGAATTTCATTATCAATAACCCATTTACTTCTCTGGGTATAATCACAAATATTGCCTACCTCATCATACGCAGTAAGACCATCATCAACCTTAATGCAGCAACTACCACGCTTTAAAGTTGTAGCATAATCGTTCCAATTAATGCCCTTCTGGGTCATAAGCATATCCTGAATGTTGTTGCAAGACTTGCCATGAAGATCCTTATGACTAAAGTTGGCCTGACCTACAGACAGGATGGAATTGCGAGTAGCGTCTTGTTGCCGCCAGATTAGCGCATTGCAAACTTCCTCCTTGGGAATTGTAAAGACACGAGAATCAAACATGGCACCTTTATTTCTTGCGTTAATGAGAATTTTTGTATATTCGGTTAAATCCTTTGTAACACCACAATCGGCATCAAGATTGTTGTCAATATACTTTACAATATTGTCGTTAAATGCTTTATTAAACGCGAGAGTAGCCATGCTTGCAGAAACGCTACACATCTTCTGTAGATTGTTCCCAAACCAAGCATCTGTGGTAAGCTCTGCATAATCCACTAATACAAGAGAAATCTCGTCACTCTGTGTATACCCAAGAACACAGCCCTGAATATTCTCACAAAGATACTTCATAGTCTCCTGCATAGTCTTCACAAAAATATCATCAAAAGGTTTTTTCATGCCCTTAGTAAAAGTGTGGCCAGCCTTCATGTCCGTTCTAATAATAATCGGCATTCTTCTTGTTAAATAAAATCTATTAATATTTTCATAATTGTTTTTCATTCTATCACCGAGAGATGTTTTATCCATGTTCGTCCTCCATGTTTTTATTTGATTTATATAATCCATTTTTAATTAAATAATGCTTTACTGCATTTGGTTCTATACCAAAACTTTTTGCGATTGCGTAGTATGTCATTCCAGATAAATACATTTCACAAAATTCTTTTTCTTTTGATTGATGGTTTTTAGGCATTCTATTTTTATATTCTAAAACTTCCCATTTATATAAATAATCATCAAATGGACATTCTCCAATATAATCTAAGAACTCTTTTTCTTTTCTATGGGGAATATATATAAAATATTGTTGTTCACCATTTTTATTCTTGTCTGCATTCATCAAAATTGCTTCAAATTGAGATAATTGTGGCAATAAAATTTCTTCTTGCTCTTCTTTTGAAAAACATTGTGTGGATAATTTTATACATTCCGATCTATTACTACGACATATTCCTCCATCACCTATATACCATATATTACACATCAGTGGTGTTAGTTTTAAATCTTTCGGTATTTCTTTAATGCCATTTTTATACCATTTATGATATTCTTCTGTAAAAGTTTCATTGGTATAAGTTCTCATAACATATCTGCTATATTCCTTATTTGTTCTTCCATCATAATAGGTATATTGTTTTATTCCTTCACCACTCCAATATTTTTTAAATGGAGTTGATACATATTCTACATGTTGTTTAGATTTAGATGTATAAGAAAAAATTGCATTTTTACAACGTTTATGCAATATTAAACTTCCGTCTCCTAATAATGCTCCATATAATATTTGTTTTTGCTCTTCTGTTAATTCAATCTTATCTATTAATTGTTTCACCATTATCCATCAGTCTTGCTCCTTTCAGTAATTTCATCAAGTGTTTTTGGTCTATATTCCATGTACGGCATCATGCATCCAACATTAAAAATATTACCACAACTATCGCTATTAAATTGCCTACTATCTCTTAACTCCTTAGTCCACTTCTCAACGAAAGCTTGCTCTCTTGTTGTGTGAGTATGTCCATGAAGCATATAACAATTTGGATTATAAGATGCTTTATAGCACATAATAGGATAATGACATAGGATTACATGCCGTCCGTTATCTGTGATTTCTTTGTAGTCTACAGCTTCTACAATATACTTTCTAACATCTGAGCTAAACTCTTTTAAATCATGATTGCCATTTATGATATGAATATTACCATTTAGTAGCTTTAGATACTTAATCCAATCATCCTTCTTGCCCCAGCAAAAATCTCCAAGATGATACACATGATCTGCGTTGCTTACAACGGAATTCCAGTTGTCAATTAATGCTTTGTCCATCTCTTCAACTGTTTTAAATGGGCGATTATCAAACCTGATAATGTTTTGATGCATTAAATGTAAATCCGAAATATAAAAAATTTTACTCATTTTCTTTCTCCATATTAACAATCAGGAAATCATAAACGTCTCCCCAATCATCAATAATAACCGGTACATCGTTAACAATTACATCTCCAATTTTAAATCCATGCAACCAATCCTCTTCAAATACAAAGTAACCAATCCATTCTTCTTGGTCATGGAACACTTCTTCGAGCAAATTAATAACAATATCAAAAATATCTGTAATATAAAATCCACAAAAGTCTTCGCAAAGATCTTTTAGAGCACTATCAACTTTTGCCATTTTCGTATCCAGATTTTCAAGATGCTTCATAGTATTAATAAAAGCTTCCTTAGAGATCATTATTTGCCTCCTCAATTTTTCTTGGATTTATTAGTTCAATCTTTACATGGCTATATAGGCCACCAGTGCAGTATATAATTCCATTTGTTATCGCCATTTCCAGTGATACAAATTGCAGTTTATCATACTTAGATATTCCATCTCCAATTTTATATCTTGCACCATTTTTATCAACAGACACGACAAACTCTTTGTATTTTAATACAGGATTATATTTAATCCATTCATTTTCTGTGTCGCATCTCGGACGTATTGTAAGAGGATAAGTTTCCATAAATTACTCCTTAATATTTAACTTATAACCAAGCTCCTTCTCAAGCTGTTTCTTTGACACTTCTCGTTCAACAACTTCAAATGTAGCCCATTTGTCGTTTGATGCGCAAACATTAAATTTTGTAAGTATTTCTCTTGAGCCCCACTGATACTTCCACTCTTCATATTCTTTTTCTTGTGTTATATTAGTAAGTGTAAGATCAATTTTTGGAAAATGCACTTTAATTTTGTCACCGTTACTCGCATAGCATATCCCTGTATAATCAAGATAAGGGGTGCCATTTTCAACATAAATCTTTACGTCAGTTGGGGTAATTTTGCTATCAATAATTACATGATTATTCATTACTTGTTCTCCTTTTATTCAACCAATCACAATACTTTTGACATTCTTCTTTTGATGTAAACCCAATATTTTTACCATATGTGAGTTGATCTCGCTTTTCAATAACATCATCACAGAACTTATCATATACAAACTGGATCCCAAAATCTTTATAAGAATAATCATTCCATCTGCTGTCACCAGTGCATTGATAACTTTTATCGAGGCGATAATATCTTTCCGATGGATAATTTGCGTCATTAACTCTATATCTCAATGCCTCAATCCATGTCTCTTCTGGCTCATACCAATAATCTGGCTGTGAACATGTGCAATTCTTGCTCGTGGTTGTCCCATCAGGCCAAGTCAAAACCCACTTCCTATTTTCGTCGCATTTGTCGCACTTAGGCTTTTCATGTGGTTTATTATATGCAATCCAAAGCTGAGATTTTTCAAGCGCATCCTTAAAGATATCGTCAATAGCAGTCTTATAAAATTCTTTTTCTACTTCTCTACGAAGATTTCGTGATTTATATTCCAGATCACTTTCTTTTCTTGATACTTCTAGTGATTTGTCCTCAAGCTCTTTATTGCGCTTCTCAAGATACTCATTGCGTCTTTTAAGTAATTCCATGTCACTCTTCAAAGAGTCTTTAGCTGCATCAATAAGCTTTGATTTTATTTCATCAAATAGTTCGTCTGCTTCAGATGGTTCCCACATAGGTTCTTCATAGTCCCAATAGCTCATTTAATTATCCTTTCTTAATAACCTTTAATGCTTTTATCATGGAATGGTTTAACTGGCTCGAATAATTCATAATTATTTTTGTAGGTACAGTTTTTCTTAAACTGGCAATCAATCTCGCACCCATATACAAAGTAGCTATGCTCACAATAGTCACAAAGATCTTTTCTTAGATTATATCTGATTAAATATTTTGCTCTGGACACATCGTCATTCTGATGCTCATATTCATGTGCAAGGCACTTGTCATAATCATTGAAAATTTCTCCACAATAATCACATTTATATTGCTCAACTTTTGTCATGTTTTATCTGTCGCCTTCTTTCTACCACGTCTTTTTGTTGGCTCTTCTGACTTAATATCTGGTTTATCAGGAAGCCACATCCAATAAAGTACATTCATATAAGTGTTTCAAACTCCATTCTTAATGGATACGACTTTGAATTTATCTGCATCTGTATAGCCAAGAACATCTATCATGTCTGGAGGGAGTTTATCTTTTGTACTATTCCATCCCATTGCGATTAATCCTTTCTAATCTCACATTCTTTAATTAATACTTGTGGAGAAACTTGTCCATTATATACGTTAATACCCAATGTACCAATCACATTAATATATGTCTCTTTTCCTGCAAAATTATTATTCATCCAATTAAACACTTCATTTGATTCATCGCATTTGAACATAACATATTTGATATTCGTATCCTCGTCATAAATTTGAATTGTATCATCGTTCTTGCCGACAATTTTAGCATTATCATTAGATATATATAAATCTTTAATCAACCACAATGGTTCGTCTACTCCATGTGCAAAAGTTGATTTATATTTATCAAGTTCTTGGCACCACGAAATTGATACATCTTCTGCATCAACAATGAAGTCTACTACATATATTTTTTCAAAAGATATGTCTTTGAGATTTTCATTAAACCATTCTCGTGCCTTATTAATGTCAGTCAAACAAAGACCGAATGCTTGTGCATGGCCCTGTGACATAGTAGATTCCGGGCATTTATCGACAAGTTCTCTGAAGTCTTCAATTGGGCAATAATCAAAAGCTCTACCGCTTCCAGCAAATCCATTGTCTGTTTCTATAACAAGAAGTACAGGTTTATTCAGCATCTCAGACATCTTCATTGCAACAAGCCCTGTATATGCTGAATTTAATTTGCCTGTCGCATCTACAATTGCAACTTTATCATTAGAATAATCATTAGAAGCCATGAATGCCTTGTATGCTTTATCTTTAGCGCGATCTTGCTTCGATTTATATGATTTTGCAATCCTAACGCAGTGTTGATAAATATTTTCTTCAACAGGAAAATTTTCTCCACGTTTTACATATTCAAAAGTTTTTTCTTCACATTCACAAAAAGCATTAACCAGCAACTCTCGCTCCTCAAATGAAGCACTACGTAGAAACGCATTAATCAAAGGAGTAACGTAGAATGCAATTGTAAATGGAGACACAATCCCTTTTGTAGAAAAATCCTGCGCCTTGAGAATCTCCTGCAACATTTTATTGTTAATATGATCTATCCCATAGTTAACCATCGCACGAGTATTAAATGATCTCATTGACATTACATCTGAAATATCTGCTAATGCCACTAAGTCAGTAAAATGATCTTCACAAATATCATTCCAATAACACTCATCTAATGCTTGCAGGAAATTATATGTAACATGAGCGCCACACGCTTCCTTATTTGGATACTCATCAGATGCTTGGTTGTTTACTACAATAGCAGGATTTAATTTATCTGTGGACACTTGATGGTGATCAAGAACAATTACTTCAATACCATCGTTTATTAACTTTTTACATTCATCCACATCATTACTCCCTGCATCTGGAATAATCAACAACTTTGTATTGTCTGGAATATCAAAGTCCCAAGATGCTAGACCGTGTGACTTGTTCTTCTTATGCACAATAATTGATACTGGATAGTCTACGTCCATAAGTTTAATATATTGATACATCATTGTTGCACTTGTGATTCCATCAACATCAGTGTCAGACAAAATTGCCATTTTATGCTTATTACAAAAATGATAATCAAAACAATTTACTGCTTCATCTATAAAATTTAGATTATCCCAATTGTCGGAACAATTGTCACACAACGCTAGGTATTTATTATAATTTTCAATTCCTCTATTATTTAATACTGTTTTTAAAATGTTTGTAGTATCATTATTGCCTGTTAATTTATATTTCAAATGCATGCACCCTTTCTTTGTGATACCACTATATCACAATAATTTTGTATTGTCAAGTAACAAAAAGGCTCCCAGTTGCCTAGGAGCCATATTTTTTTGATATACTATTGTATTTTTTATAAAATGCATTATCTTTGATAGATTTTAAACAGTTCTGACATAGACATGCCATTCGCACGAGCAAGATCAACCGCCAGAGCACATACATTTTTTGGCTGTGATGCCCCAATTACTTTACTCATATAGTCTAGAAGAGTATTATATTCATCGTTGCAATGACCATCGCCCTCCCAACAAATAATATCACGACCATTAATTTTAATAAAATTATAAGGAGTTCCCATGTTTGATCCTTTAGTAAAGCTCCACCAGCCCCAATCGTCAGGCCATTCTCCTTCATAATCTTCCATGCGTTTCATGTCTTTCTTATCAATTTCACATACTTTATATTGATCACCAGAATATTTTGTAGCAAATTCTACATCAAGTTCTTTAAATGCTTTTTCAATATTGCCACCAGCAAGGATCTCAATCTTCATTTTTACATTTCTCCTTTACCATTTTTAAAACAGATAGAACATCACGCTTATGAATATTATTTTCCATCCAATCACAATAATCAGGATGCGCTTTATAGATGTCTATGAGCTTCTGCCCACTATATTTGCCGAATGGTAACACATATTCTTCTGGGTTAATAGTTGTACTTTTTGGTTCAATATATCCTGTAAAATCCATTGTAAGGCATTTGCGACTTGCAAGGTAATCGGCAACATGTAGCATCCTAGAGAATCTATCGCTAGGTTTTGGAAGAACAACATTGCTTTTCCTATCCTCTGACCACTGCCCCATGTGCTTAGAGACTACATCAGCGATAAATTCAATTTCCTCATGATCTAAGTATTTCCCATCATATTTTCTAATTTCATCTGCCATCAGTAGTGGATGATTAAATCTTGTATATTTAGAAGTTTCATAATCTTGCTGAGAACCACTTTTGCGACCATCGTGCAACAACCCCGCTACACGCATTAAATCCATCTGTCTCGTAGTAAGCTTACTGTTATACTGCTCAAGTTCAAAAAAGAAATTTAAGAATCTTACAACCGCAATTTGATGACGCATAAGCCCGCCTTCTCCAAGACTATAAGTGGGATGATATTTTCCGGTACTTGAAGCACCAATGTGCCATATGTAATCTGGCATATCTTCAAGTAGCACCATGGCAAATTCTTTAATATCTGAGTTCGTAATCGTATTTAAAATCGGCTGAACCAATTCTTTCTGATCGTTTGTCATTATTTCATTTCCTCCAAATTAATAATCTTCATCATTAATATAATCAACAATTGGCCCTTTTCGCCCACAATTGTCACATGTCGCATTATAGTCTGTTAGTACAATATGCTTAATCTCTTTTTTGCTTGGCTTGGCGATCTTAATAAAACATTTTTTACAGAGATCCTCACTAACTTCAACACAATTTCTCTTATACACTTTTAACTCTCCTTAATCACAATTTCTTCGTCGGCGTATCCGCCATCAGTTGTATAATGTATTTTTTTAATACCAAGGTCTTTGAGATAATTCATGCATGCAGCGCATGGACGAGATGGGGAAAGCTCATGATTTAGATTCTCTCTATATGTCCATACTTCACATTTGCTAACATCAATATCCATATATTTCAACTGCCCAAGTGCAGCAACTTCTGCATGTGTCAAATGAAGAGGCTCTGTATTTGTTGCAGAACAATCAAAATTTCTATATTTATTATATTTCTTTTGAATCGGTGAACTCTTTCTGCTATTGAAGCCGACACCTACAACTTTATTGCCACATGTGACAATTGCACCAATATGTACTCTTGGAAAACTGCTCATTTCAGAAGCGGCTTTTGCATGTTTAAAAAATTTTCTCTGTTTATTCGTCATTATCCTCACGCAAACTATATATATTATTTTTAATTAGATATTTAAATTTTTCGGGATTGTCGCTAGGAGATTCTTTATTGTCAAGAATATGATCTTTATCAATAATTGCATATACTGGAATTCCATTTAAGAACATATTTGAAATGTTTTTTAATTGTTCTTCATCAACATCTTCATCATAACAAAAAACAATTTTTGCATTTAATCTTGTTAACATCTCAACTTGATTTTTTGAAATCTTTGTTCCACCAGTACTTACACCATAATACCCCATATCGTACAATTGCTGCACAAATTTTTCACTTTCACCAACCCATACTGTCCCTGTATGTTGAATTAATTTTATATTTTGAAATAGGCCATACAAGATCCTCGACTTTGCACATGGTTCGAGGAAAAAATATTTAGACATTCCACTGTCCGGGTCATATTCCATTCTTCTTGCTTTAATCCCAACCAATGTTCCAATTTCATCTCTAATTGGAATCGCAATTGAATTTGTCATTGGATCAAAAGAAACTTCAAATAGCTTTTGAGTGTTTAGACTAATCCCATCATCCTCCCATAGTTTATTGCCGTATGGGAGATAATAAGATAGAATTTTTTCTGGAATAGGTTTTAGCGGAGTGTCATCAAAGTCATCTTCTTCTGTCGCCATTTGCTGTAACATTTTAAGTATTTGAAGAGATTCTGGGACTTCTTCTGGCTCTTGATAATAATCTAATCCAAATAAATTACAACAGAACTTAAGAGCTTCAGGAAAAGAATAGTCTTCGTTATAACAAATCAAATCAAAGACATCTGTTGTTCTTTTACTACTCGTCATTGTACGAGTATAATTTACAACAGTTAAATTTTCATTTAAATAAATAACAATTGCTGATTTGTTATCTCCAGTTTTATTCCCGCATGTAATATATCCACCATGATTGTGAATACTATGGCATCCAATCTCCTGAAGAATCTCTGGCAATTTTTCATTGTCTAATATATATTCTTTTAAAGATTGTACATCCACAAGTATTCACTCTCCTTTCTATGTGGACATTATATGTCAATAATTTTGTATTGTCAAGAGGTTAATTTAATATTTTATCAATGCGCTGACACATCGGCAGCATGCAATAAACAAATATCGTTAAATAAAGGTTCACCAAGAAGCTTCCTATCTTTCTGCATAGCTTTGTCAGATTGCTCCCATGCGAGATAAGGTCGCATATGCCACTGAATAAGCTGTGCAACATAAAGATGTTCGCAAGGCATTTCGTAGAATAAGCTATTGTATGCCCCACAACGCTCATGGGAATAATAATGCGCGTCTTCTGAAGGATTCCCCCTTGCATCATAAAAGCTTTTCGTAAAGATTTTCCCCTCGTCATGTAGCATTGCTGCATGTCTAAGTTCAGTGGACGTTGAATGAAAAGATGGTGTGTTACTATCAATATATTTTACAGCATTCCAACAATGGTCTCCAAGAGATAAGGCATGATGAGAATTGTCTTGGTTAAAATCTTTCACTGATTCGATCCAATCTCTATCCCAGCCTTTATAGTCCATCGAATCTTCAGAATAAACAACATCAATATCATTCCAACCTTCGTACCAAAAAGGTACGTTAAAGTTCATATACATACGTTTAATTACATGCTCTGGTACTTCCCGTTCTCGCTGCGCATTGCGCTCAAGACAAACTTCATAAGGCGTTGCCATAAGAACTGCAATCTTCTCACAAGGGATTTTATTAAGAGACTTAAGAAACTCCATGCGACGCTTATAGCTGATATTACAAGCATCATAAATGGCGCTCTTTCCATAAGTAAGGCATCCTCTAATACGCTTGTGGAGCTCTTTAAACAAAACATCATTGTTTGTCTGATGGTTTACATCTCCGAACATTTCCTCTCGAAGTGCGTCACTAGAAAAAATTTCTGCATCATATTTTGCTGCAAGTTTCTTGGCTTGTTCACTTTTGCCGCTTGCTGGCAAACCGATCATCATTATAAAAATAGGTTTATTCATTCGTACTCCTTAATAAATAAAATTCCTGCATTAAATTCTATACCTATATTAAAGCACCTCAGTCAAAATTCTAAAGTCTTTAAACGTATTCTTTTCGATTACAACTTCAACGGGCTTATTAACAAGTTGTGACACATAATTAACTTTTGCATCTTGGAGTATTTGATATATTTTATCAACACACATTGTAATACCATACTGTCTTTCTGCAGTTGTCCACTTACATGCTTCACTGATGTTTTCTGTATATCTAGACCCGCATCCAATAGAAGTTCCATCGCTAAGTTTAAAACGTAGCTGTAGCCCAAAAAGAAACGGATAATCGCTAACCATTCCATATTCTGCAGAAGTAATTTTACCTAAAACTTTTCCTGTCGTTTTAATCACCAATCTCTTTCTTAATTGCAATCTTCATAATCTCGTACTGTACGCTATTTAATAATGTGTCAATATCTTTATTAGTAGGCCATTCGTCTTCCAAGAATTTATTGCACATTCTCTCAATATGGTCAATTGCTGCTTTTGCAATCAATCTAGCATCACCCAATGCATAACATCCACGCTTAACACTAATAAGATAGTCCGCCTTTTCAGAAATCAAACAATCTTGATAAGAAATGCCATTAATATATCTTTCAACATACTCTTCTATACGCAGTAGATGATGAAATTCTTTTGGCGAGTAACCAAATTTCTCAATATCACAGTGGTGTGAAGGCGATTCATGCTCCATTTGCTCATATTTTCTACGAGCCAACCCACACATAGTTTTAATAGCTTTGCAAGGGTCATAATTTGCAATCAATTCATTATTTTCAATTAACCTGTTCCACTCTTCTGCATATAAAGGATTTATAATGCAGTATGGAGAAAATAAGATCTCCAAAAAATTAAGGTTGCACTTACGAAACGTTTGTAACATAAGACGGATATCCTTCCAGTCAGTATGTGAGTCGTCTGCTCTTATATGTGTAGTGCTAATAGGTTGGCGGTTCATTGCAATATCTTCAAACGTTGGAGTAATAATAAGTTTAGTGTCGATGTCCGACGTTGGCGTATCTAAGCCATAATTACCACTACCTTGATAGAAGATTCCCACAATTCTATCCTCTGGAAAGTATTCGAGAGCTTCGTTATAATGCTCTCGAACACCGTCCATTATGTATTTATCTGAATGATAGTTCATAAAATCAATCCTTGCTCATTAATTTCTTCTATATTAGAAAACTCCTTTAAATTTAGACATATGCAAGACCACTTATCCATTATGTTTTAACAGATATTCTCTACTAACATTCTTGAAACTAAAATCATTTGTAGGATCTCGTAGAACAATTCCTTCCCTTAGTACATTGGGATTAACTACACTTTTAGCAGTTGCAAATTTCTTAAATTCCTCCATATCATCAGGCATCATATAATTAGTGTCGAGGATAGGAACCCATTTAATATTCCATGCTGCTACAATACCCTTTCCAGTTACAGAATCTACACGACCAACACGACCATCAATAAAATTAAAGCAGTAGAAATCGTCTTCGGCAAGTTGTAGAGGATTACCCTGAACAGAGCCGACAGACTCACCCTGAATACATACATACGGGCAATCAGGATTCTGCTCAAGATACTCTCTCAGATGTGCTTCAATGTCATACTTAAATGCCATATCCCAGTAAATATTGTGGTCATGATAACATTCCTGCTTTTCATCCGCCTGCCGTACATTACGAGATAATACATAAAATTCATACCTATTCTTCTTTTTTCTCTCAAGGATATAAGTAGAACTCGTCCCATCTAATTTTTCAGTAACGATTAGATCGGAAGAGCACACGTC